CGAGTCGGCCATCGACGACGCCGAACTCATGCGGGCTGCGCGGGCTGCGTGGGATGCGTGGGATGCGTGGGATGCGTGGGATGCGTGGGATGCGCGGGATGCGCGGGCTGCGCGGGCTGCGCGGGATGCGCGGGATGCGCGGGATGCGCGGGATGCGCGGGCTGCGCGGGCTGCGCGGGCTGCGCGGGCTGCGCGGGCTGCGCGGGCTGCGCGGGCTGCGCGGGCTGCGCGGGATGCGCGGGATGCGCGGGCTGCGCGGGATGCGTTATGGCACACGCACAGCCGCGCCTCGAGCTTCGCTCTCGGCGCGGCCGATTGGTCGTTCATCGCAGAGCTCGTCGACGACGAGCGCGTCAGGGCGTACCGCGACATCTGCATCCCCTTCGTCGACGCGGTCGAAGCGGGACTCGGCGCGTTCTGGGTCTTCAACAGCGGCGGCGTGCTCGTGCCGGCACCGGCGATGTACTCGCTCGACGGTGTGCTTCACCGGGAGGACGGCCCCGCAGTTGAGTACGAGAGCGGCAGGAGCTACTGGTTCTGGCGCGGCATCCACGTCACGCAGCAGATCATCGAGGCACCCGAGACGCTGAAGCCGCGCGAGATCCTCGCCGAGCCGAACGTCGAGATCCGGCGCGTGATGATGGAACGGTTCGGGTTCGAGCGGCTGATCCGCGAGGCGAAGGCGAAGAAGCGTGCGAGCGACGAGTACGGCGTGCTCTACGAGCTCGACGTGCCCGGCGACGAGCCGCTCGTGATGGTCGCCGTCGTCAACTCGACTGCTGAGCCGGACGGCGGCTTCAAGGACTACTGGCTGCGGGTGCCGCCGACGTCGCGCACGCCGCGCGAGGCGGTCGCCTGGACGTTCGCCACCGACGACTACGCGCCGGCGGTGCAGACGTGACCGCACAACTGCCGCTCTTCAAGCCGCCGAAGGCGCACCCACGGGCGAAGCGTCTCGGGACGAACCAGCAGGCTGTGCTCGCACGCATCGACCGCTACGGCTGCGTGCGCGTACGTGAAGCCGGCCGAATCGTCTTCCTCAACCGCGGCCACCGCGACCCGACGCGTGTCCCGCGCGAGTACCTCGAGAGCGCGGGCCTCCGCGTCCTGATCAGCCTCCGTAAGCACGGGCTCGTGCGCAGCCGCCGTGACGGCGTGTGGATGCGTCAGAAAAGAGCGGCGGCATGAAGGCGCTGACCCTTACGCAGCCCTTTGCGACGCTCGTCGCGATCGGGGCGAAGCACTTCGAGACGCGCTCCTGGTCGACCGACTACCGCGGCCCACTCGCAATCCACGCCGCGAAGGGCCTCACCCCGGTTGGTGGTGCGGCTGGCCTCGTCCAGTTCTACTGGCGCGAGCCGTTCCGGCAAGCGCTGGCCGGCGCGGGTTTCAGCGCCGAGCTCGACCATGAGCTGCCGCGCGGAGCGGTCGTCGCGGTCTGCGATCTCGTCTACTGCCTGCCGACCGGTGAGGTTCGCGAAGACCTGACCGCGAACGCCCTCGCGGACATCGAGGGTGAGACCGAGCTCGCGTTCGGCGACTTCTCCCCGGGCCGGTACGCCTGGCGTCTGGCGAACGTGCGGATGCTCGACAAGACGATCGCCTGTAAGGGCGCGCTCGGCCTCTGGGATGTTGGCGCCGAGCTCGCGGGACTGATCGACTCGGCTTTGGTGGTCGCATGAGCACGACCCCGCATCTTGATCGTGCGACGATCGCGCGGTTCACCCTCGACGACTTCCAGCTGACCCTCGATGACGCGGAGGTTCTCGCCAGGCCGTCGGAGCGTTTCCGGCTCGAGGAGTGTTTGCGCGAGATCGTCGACTTCGAGGACGTGGCTCAGCAGGCGCTCGAGCTGTGGCGCGAACGGCGGCAGCGGTGAGCGGGCTGGTCGTTGCTGTGCTCGTCCTCGTCGCCTGCCTCGTGTTGATCGGTGCTGCTGCGTTGCTGCGGTATCTGTTCGACGGCGAGACGGAAGAGAGGCCGCGCTGATGCCGCCGCTCATCTACTGGATCGTCGCGGGCTGTTGCCTGGTCGTGATCGTGGTCGCGGTGTTCCTCGCCGGCGGCGGCTACGCGGTCGCGCACTGGTGGCGGCAGCGTCGTCGTCGTCATAGCGGCAAGACGATCGAGTTCACGAGGCCGCGTCCATGAGCTCCTTCGGCGAGAACGTGATCCGGCGGCTCTGGCTGCGCCGCGACGAACCGCTGATGCGGCAGATGTTGCGCGCGTGCGTGCGCGACCTCCGCTGGTGGCGAGAGCACATCGAACAGCACCTCGGGCCGAGGCCATGACCGCCATCGAGAAGGTGCTGCGCGTCCACTCGGGCGAGGAGTTCGAGGCCGACGACTTCCCGACGCTTGAGGACGGCAAGCGTGCAATGACCGAGTACGAGGCGCTGCTCGACGTCGTCGACGTGCTCGAAGCCGCGCGGCCGTTCCTCGGCCTGGAGATCGCTAACTCGGTCGGGGCGCAGGCAAGCCGTGCGCTCGCCCGTCTCGACGCGGCCAGGAGCGGCACGTGAGCGCGCGAACTGTTTCCCACAGCGGCCTGCTCGTACAGCCGACGCCCGGCCTGAACGGCGAGACGTTCTACGCCGAGATCGAGCCCGCGAGTTCGCGCTGGCTGCCCTGGCCGGGGCGCACGTCGCGCTGGTGGTACGAGATCCACGCGATCGGCGAGCCCGACGAGCACGGCATCCCGACGTCGACGCTCGCCTACCTGGACGGAGGCTCAGGCGGCGGCTTCACGCTCGCCACCTGCATCCGCCGCGCCCAGGAAGCCGTGGGACAGTTCGCCGAAGAAGGCGTGTTGCTCAGGGGCGGCTCGTGAGGGCGCCCGAGCAGGTCACCCTCGACTTCGCAGCCCCGACCGTGGTAGTCAGGGTCATGCTCACCACACATCGCGCGATCGACGACTTCATCGGCGACTGCCGGCGCCGAAGATGGTCGGAGCGCACCATCCCCGAATACGAGCGGACGCTCTACGAGTTCGCCGACCGGCTCCCCGTCGACCAGGACGTCTCCAAGATCACCACCGACGACCTGCGGCGGTACCTCGCAACGAAGACGAACCTCGCGCCCGGCACGATCGCCGGCAAGGAGGCGCACCTCGCCTCGTTCCTGCGGTGGCTCTACAAGAACCACAAGATCGCGTCCAACCCGATCGACCGGCTCGAGCGCACCCGCCGCATCCCGGCCGAAGACCTCGACGTCGTCACCGTCGACCCGGCCGGCGTCCGCAAGATCCTCGCCGCAGGCCAGACGTGGACGGAGAAGCTCGCCCCCGCGGTGCCCGCCTACCTCGGCCCGCGCCGGCACGCCGTCGCGTCGCTGCGGGTCTCGACCGACTACGACCGCGAGCGGCTGCTCATGCGGTTCCGCGAGAAGGGCGGCAAGACGATCTGGAAGCCGGTCCCGGGCGAGCTCGCCGCGCTGATCGAGACCGCCGAGGCCGACGGCGCCTACGAGCGCTACGACTACATCGTCCCGCCCGAGGGGTTCCTGCAGCGGACGAAGCCCGGCGACGTCCGCGACGACCGCATCATCTGGCGCGTCGTGAAGCGGGTCGCCGCACGCGCCGGCGTCGTCTCGCACGTGCATGCCCTCCGGGCGGCGTTCGCGTGCTTCTACCTCGAGGGAAACCCCGGCGACGTCGAGGCCCTCAAGGAGCTGATGGGCCACCGGACGCTGAAGACGACCGAGACCTACCTCAGGAAGCTGGACAAGCAGACCGCGATGGAGCGCGTACGCGACCTGTCGTGGGGAGTTGCCAACGCTGACGACAAGGGCGAGGCCGGTTTGCCGCAATTTGCGGAGAAACCGTTTGAGTCCTTGGCTGGAGTGGGGGCGGGAGGATTCGAACCTCCGTCCGCTGACACTCCAGTCGTAGAGCCGGGTGGCGGCACACAAGCCGCGCTCGAACCGCTCTCCCGTCGGCTTGAGCGCGCTCGCGAGCGCGGCCGGCGGGAGACGCGGCGCTGATAGAGGCGATCGACAGCCTGCGTCGTGAGGCGCTCGAGCTCCAGGCGCTCGCCGAGGAGCACACCCTGCCGGGGACGCTCGAGCGGCGGATCTACGACGCTGCCGAGCTCGCGGTGCGGGCGCTCGCGGACGGGCTCGAGCACGCCCTCGAGGAGGCCGCGTGATCGGTCTGCGCCGCCGCGAGGTACCGCAGCTCGGCGTCGACGAGAGCCTCCACGTCGACCCGCGGATCTTCGACGACGAGGCGTGGCTCGCCTGGGCCAAGGAGCACATGAGCTCGCGCGAGTTCGCGCTGATGGAGCGGGCGATCGAGAGCGACGGCGTGTGGCCGTGGGAGCTGCGCGCGCGTTCGCTGCTTCAGCCTGAGGATCACGCGGAGATGCTCGATGTGCGGGCGCGGATCGTGGCGGCGTTCGACGAGCTCGGAGCGGCCGCCTGATGCCGTTCAAGCCCGACCACGAGCACCTCGCAGTCGCGCGCGCGGTCAGCGGCAACGAGAAGGTTGGCGATTGCGCCGTCACCTACGCGGCGCAGCCGTCGTGTCCCGGCGACTGCCCCTTCATCGACGGCGGTGGCTGCTACGCCGAGACGGGCCGGCTCGGCATGTTCGTCACGCGGCCGCTGAACGAAGCTGCCGCGCGTCTGCAGGCGACCGCGCTCGACGTCGCGCACGCCGAGGCTGACGCGATCGACGCGCTGAGCGTCCCTGAGGGACGCCCGCTGAGGCTGCACTCGGTCGGCGACTGCGCGACCGACGAAGCAGCCCGAATCGTCGCCGCGGCCGCGGAGCGGTACATGGAGCGCGGCGGCGGCCCCGTCTGGACGTACACGCACGCCTGGCGCACAGTTGCGCGGGCGAGCTGGGGACGAGTGAGCGTGCTCGCGTCGTGCGAGACACCAGACAGTGTCCGGACAGCGTCCGGTCTCGGGTACGCGCCGTCGATCGTCGTCGAGGAGTTCGAGAGCCGCAGGCTCTACACACCCACGAAGGAGGAAGCGAATGGATCCGGCAACGGAAGGCTTGACGACCGCGGAGCTGATCTCGCGGGCGGAGGAGGAAGTGCGCGAGGTGAAGCGGTGGGTCGACAGCGACATCGAGGCGGGGGACGAGATGATTCAGCCGCACTCGGATCGGCTGTCGAACGCGCTCCGCGATCTCGACGCAGCGAAGGCGCTGCAGCCGGTGAGCGCGCACTAGAGACGTCTTGCCGCACAGCCTCCGTGAGCCGCCCCCACGGGCTCGGCAACACCGGTAGCCCGATCACGACTGGTGATCGGTTGACGGGCCAACGGCCGGGGAGCGGGGACGCGCCCGACACCAGCGTCCCCATCCTTCCCTGCCCCGCGCAGACCCATCACGGCACGACGTGCTCGAGCTGCCGTCTCTGCTTCGACGACGAGGCGCTGCTCGAGCGCGGCTACGCGATCGGGTTCGAGCTGCACGGCGTACCGATGAGCGTCCGCCGCGCACGGCTCGCCTTGCGCACCCCTGACGATCCGTCGCGCCGCGAGCCGCTCGAGACGCAGCTGCGCGCGCTGCTCGCCGACCGGCCCGACCTGACAGCTGGCGAGGCGGCCGACGAGCTCGTGATGAGCGCTCACTACGCGGGGCTGCTGCTCGCGTGGCTGCGCGGCCAGGCGGAGCACCCGTCCGTGCTGCGGTCGCGTCGCCGGCGTGGAGGCAACGCGCCGCGGAAGTCGCCGCTCGAGCGTCGCGTCCAGACGGCGCTGAAGCGTCTGCTCGCCGCCGTCGACGAAGGCCGCGCGCTCGAGAACCCACAGCTGCGCCGCGACGTCGCGTGCGTCCTCGAGGAGACCGCGCGCCAACTGCGCGCCGAGGAGCCGATCGCCGCATGACCGTCTTTCTCACCTGGGCTGTGCGCGTGAGCGCCCGCACCGCCGTCCTGCTCTGGCGCTCCAGCCGCGCCGTGACCGGCTGCCTGAAACGCGAACTGGAGGGTTATGAAAGTTGCCCGGATGCTTGTCACCGCGGCCGCGATCGTCGCCGCACTCTCACTCGCATCGTCCGCGCGCTCGCAACGCGCACCCTGGCCCGCCTGGTGGCTGCAGCAGGCGATGTGCATCCATCACTACGAAGCCGCACACGACGCGCCGAGCGATGTCGCAGCGTGGCCGCTCGGCTGGCACAACAAGAGCAACCCGTCGAGCCGCGGCGGCATGCAGTTCCTCTACGGCACGTGGGCGCGAGCGCTCAGGCGACACGGCCTGCACTACACGAGCGAGCCGGCCGACGCGACGAAGACGCAGCAGCTCTATGTCGCCTGGCTTCTGTGGAACGACGATCACGGCTCGTGGCACGAATGGGCGACCGCGGCCGGGTGCGGACTGAGGTAGCCACGTGATCGCCCAAGACGGCGCGCTCGTCGTGCTCCACCCGACGTCGGAAGAGCTCTGGCATCTGCCGTCGCGACCGCTCGTCGGTGCGCCGATCGACGCGCCGACGAGGTGCGGACTCGAGGGACTCGTGTACGCGTACGGGCCGGTCTTCCGACGGCAGCGACGGCTCTGCGCCGTCTGCAGAGACCGTTCCCCGAAGGGAGATCTCGTCTACACGACCGACGGCGAGTTCATCGTCGCAACCAAGCCAAAGCGCCGTCACCGCCGGCGGGTACCGCAGTTCACCGACGCGCACGTGCAGCTGCTGCACAAGACCTACGTCGAGAAGCACGTCGGAATGTGGGCGCTCGCCGAGCTCGTCTGGCAGCGGATGGGTTTCCGAAACCAGCAGAGCTGCGCGAATGCGATCCACCGCGCGTTCATCGAGCGAGGCCTGCCGATCCGGCCGCGCTCCGAGAGCCACCAACGCACGAACGAGGGCCGCCGCCTGCTCGGCTTCGGAGGCCACCGCGACGGCGAACGCCGCCTCGACGCCCGCACCGTCGACCGGCTCTACCGCCTCTACGGGGCTGGCTTCTCGTCGCCTGAGATCTGCCAGCGGCTCCACGCGCGGTTCGGCTACGTCGACGCGGTCCGGTTTCGCAGCGTGCTCGAGTACGCGTGGAAGACCTCCGGCTATCGGCTACGCACGAGTCGCGAGGCGGAGCTGCTCTCCCGAGCGAAGGCACCGACGCACTGCATTGGAACGACGTCGACGATCGACGGGTCGCGTCCGCATCCCTGCCCTCAACGGCCGTTGAAAGACAGCGAGCACTGCTACCACCACGATCCCCGATTCGCTGATGAGCGCGCAGCGCATATCAGGAAGATCCAGTCGCGGATCAAGCGCGCGCCGTCGCTCGAGTTCGAGCTGATCCGCCCCCACCTCGATCCGCTGCTCGTTCCGCGCAGCCGGAAGGAGCGCGCGGCCGGCGCGCTGCACCGCCAGACCGGCGTCCCCGGCTCGGTGTGCTCTCGACTGCTGAACGGCAGCAAGAAGCGGCTCAGCGTCGCCAACGCCGATCGGCTGCTCGCTCCTCTCGGTCTCACCGTCGCGCAGCTCACGCTCGACGAGGAGGTAGCAGCCTGATGGCCGAGCTTGATCCTTGCCCGTATTGCGGCAGCGACGAGTACGACCCCGCGACGACGTGCCCGAAGTCGATCGCTTGCCCGACCTGCAAGGCCGAGCCGGGCCAGAGCTGCCGACGGCCGAGCGGACACCGCGCGATGACCCTGCACGCCCCGCGCATCGCCGCCGCGGAGAGTACAGACCCCGGCGCGCAGCTCGAGATCGGTGCCGCGTGATCGTCGAAGCCGACCGGACGCTCGTCTCTGTCCCGGAGTTCCGAGCGATCGTCGACGACTGGCTCGCAGAGCTCGAGTCGCCACAGCGCGGCTACGAGATCCTCGCCGCCGCAACAGGCGAGAAGGCCGACACGTGGCGCGTGCGCCTCAGCGACCTCACGTCGACTTCGCCGCACACCGGGCTCGTCAGCCCGCGCGGCTGGTATGCGCGCGACGCGATCGACATCGGCGACGTCGACAGGTTCCTCGTCGCCGCAGGCCTCGAGCACCTCTGGCACAGCAGGCTCGCCGGCGAACGCATCGGTCTTCACTGCGAGGACTGCGGCCGCCGGATCACCGACGAGACCGGCTACCGGCCGCTCGACCTCTTCCGGCCCGACCCGGCCTCGCAGCAAGACGTGATCTGGGACGCGACGAAGCAGAAGCTCGTTACGCGCCCAGGTGCGGCGCGCGCCGGCGGCCGCCGGTTCCGGAACGTCGACCTCTGCCGCCGCTGCGCCGGCGAGGCGCTCCGCGTGCGCGCGTCGAAGAATCCGAAGGTCGGCCACAAGGGCCGCCACGGCGTACTGCGGACGCGCGATCGCGTCGAGCCGAAGCGTGGCGGCCGCCCGCGGTTGCTGAACGAGCACGAGCTCCGCCAGGCGTACGTCGTCTACAAGACCGCCGGCTTGTCGATCGGCGAGCTCGCCCGACGGTTCGCGGCGACACGCGAGACCGGAACGTACTCGGGCTACTACCAGTCGATCCTGTACGGGTGGCGGAAGCTCGGGCTGCAGCTGCGGCCGAAGGGCGAGCAGATCGGAATCTCGCGGTACGGCACCGACGGGACGAAGTCGAAGCCGAAGAAGAAGCCCTGCCGGTCACGCAACGCAAACGGCACGCGCTGCCGTCAATTCGCGCGTAAGGACAGCGAGCACTGCCGCAGTCACCACGACCTCGCGCGCGTCGAGACGCTGGCAGAGGCCGCCTGATGGTCGACGCACTCGTCGCGATCTTCTGGGCCACCGTTATCTGGCTCCTGTTCTTCGAGTCGTCGTGGCCGTGGGACTGGCAAGGCAAGCCGAAGAAGCGCAACGACCCGACAGGACGGCGGTACTGATGCCGACCGCGATCCAGTGGTGCGACGAGACCGTCCGCCATCCAGTGGACAATACGAACCGATGGCCGGAACAGCAGCAGGCGTCCGCAAGCAAGCAGCGCAACGAATCGGGATCTCGCTCGACGAGTACGAACGCCGACTCGCCGCCGGCGAGCGCTGGTGCTTCGCCTGCCGCGCGTGGCACCCACGCGACGCGTTCCACGTCGACCGCTCGCGCAGCGACGGTCTCGCGCGCGCCTGCAAGGAGAGCCGGAACCGCAGTGGCCGCGAGAAGTACGAGCCGGTCCCCGACGATCAGCGGCGTCCGCCCGGCCCACCGCCGAATCCGCCCCGCGACGGGGACACAGAACAGGCTCGCCAGCGGATCAACGTGCTCGTGCGCACGGGGAAAATCCCGCACCCGAACGAGTTGCCCTGCGCCGACTGCGGCCACGTCTACGTCGAGGGCGAGCGCAGGCACGAGTACGACCATCACCTCGGCTATGCGGCCGAGCATCACTACGACGTCGAGGCGGTCTGCACGGTCTGCCACACGCGTCGCGGTGAAGAACGCGGCGAGATTCGCCACGCGCGCGGCCACACGGGCCGGTACGTGCGCGCCTCGTAGCGCCGCCGCTCTCCGGATCCGCGAGTTCCCCCGAAGCGCGGTGCCAGCGTGAGAGCAACGCTCAAGTTGCTCGCCGCCTTCATCGCAGGAGGCCTTTTCGGCGCGCTCGCGGGCGTCCGCTACGTGGGCCGAGGCGACGGCTGCGGCGACTGGAACTACACGTACCGCACCTACTCGTGGCGTGGCCGTCGCATCGAGATCCACATCGAGGACGGCAAGTGAGCCCCTGGTATCTACTCGACCTGTTCGACCGTCAGCACCGCAATGTCAGCGTCGACGTCGTACTCGCTCGCCGTGACGAGCATGCGTTCGGTCTTCGGCCAGTGGATCACGTCGCCGACGTGGATCTCGGTGGCGAACGCTGTCTGCCCCAGCCAGTCGCCAGCGGCGTCCACGAGGCGGTAAACCGGCACGCGCAGGAGTCTACGACGTGATCGGCCGCCTCTATCTCCTCCACGGTGAGCCCGTCGTCGTGCTCAAGCAGTGGGGCCTCAAGCGGCGCGGCGAAACGCACGGCGGGCCGCGCAACGTCCGCATCCTCCGCGTCGACGGTTCGACAACGGTTCGCCCTTTTAGGGGCCTGCGTCGGCTCAACCTCGCGCGATCGAGGACGGCATGAGCGAGCCCACGCGCTGCCCGAAATGCGAAGGGCTACGTGCCCCCGCACACGTCTCAGGCTGCCAACGCGACCTCCAGATCCGAAAGGAGAACGGCATGACGACCATCGCCGCGCGCCTCCGCTGCGGGCTCACAGGACACGACTGGGAATGGGGCCTGCCGAGCGGCCACTCCTGGTGTCGCCGCTGCAAACGGTACGACGACGCCCCGGCGATCCTGCGCGCCGAGAAGATCACGGCCGCGGCTCGGAAATGGCTGCCACTGTGGATCACGCTGCGCAACCGCGACCTCACCGTGCGCCTCGGCTGGTCGTGGCGGATCAACCTCTCGCTGAGCGGGCGCGTCCACTACGGATGGAGAGCGGACACCGAGCTACCCGGCATCGGACTGACGGCGCACGCCTGGCGGTTCGAGGCGTATGCGGGCGTCGGCTTCGCTTGGCCGAACGAGGACGGGGAGCGGTCGCTGCTGCACGTCGGCGCGTCCTTCCACCCCGGAGGCCTTGAGCGGATCGTCTGTCGCCTGCGCGGCCACGCCCCGGGCGATCCCCTGTCAACCGGAGCGTGCTACTGCGAGCGCTGCGACGAGCGGCTCGACGTCGCCGAGAAGGACGAACCGATCGCCGCATGAGCGACGTCGTGCTCAACCAGCGCATCGACGACCTGATCAAGCTGCTCGGCCCGCACGGCTACAACGGCTCGCGCATCGAAGTCATCCGGCGCGCGATCTTCGCGTTGCCGACGGAAGACCAGGAACACCTCGCGCGGCTCGTCCAGTACGGCGGTCTCCGCTGGCGCGAAGCATCCGGCCTCGGCTGGAGCGAAGACGCACTGGCCCACTGCGAGGGGCTCCTCTACTGGTGGAACGAGGACGCCGACCGCGCCAAGCTGATCGCTCACGCCGAGGATCTACAGCGGCGGCTCGACGCAGTTGTCGGCGCACTCGACAAGGTGCGCGCCGTCGGCTCAGGCGAGAGCGACGAATGGTGGCGGCTGTGACCGACCTCTTCGTCGTCCGCAGCGAACCAATCCCCGTCGAGGAGATCCGTCCCGGCATGATCCTCATCCTCCCCTCGCAGCGGCGGGTCACCGTGGAGCGCGTCGACGTCTACGACGACGGCCTCCACGTCGTCCGCTGGTACAGGCGCGCCGAACGAGGGGAGCCCGGCTTTGACAACGGCCACGGCGACACCGTCAACGACGAACGCGACGGCCGCTACCTCGGCTCCTGCACGGCTGTGCCTAAGGGGCACCGCTGGACGGTCGAACGCTAGATGGCCGTCGCCGTCCCCCTCCGCCTCGGAACGCTCGCCGAGCCCGTCGTCGGTCTCGTCCCGATCTCGCTCGACGAAGCCGACGCCTACCTGGCCGAGTGGGCGCACTACCTCGGCCCGCTCGACCGGCCATTCAGGAACGACGCGTGGGCGCTCGACTTGAACGGCACACCGATCTCGATCGCGACGAGCTCGTCGATCGTCGGCGAGACCTCGGCTGGCTACCCGAAGTCCGAGGCGGTCGAGCTGTCTCGCCTCTGCACGCAGCCCGGGTGCGAGTGGGCGACGCGCGTCATGCTCCGGCTCTGGCGTGAAGCCGCCGCGCCGCTGTGGCCGTGCCCCGCTCCGCGCGCCGGACAGTCCGCGCTCGCCGCGGTCGCGTACTCGAAGAACGACCGCCACGAAGGCCGCATCTACCGCTTCGACGGCTGGACGAAGGTCACCGATCGCGCCGGCTCGTCCGGGGGGGGCACTTGGTCGCACAAGCGCCGCGACAGCGACGAAGCGAACGGGCTCAAGACGCTCTGGCTCTGGCGGTATCCCGTGGCTGAAGCGGAGCAGCGATGACCGCGATCGACGGGAAGCAAGACGGTTATAACCGCTCCCGCGGTCGATCTCCGCTTCGCACGCTCCGCGAGCTCCGGCTCGATCGTGGACTCCGGCTGGCCGATCTCGAAGCCGCCTCCGAAGTCCATCGCGCCCTCATCTCGCAGATCGAGCGCGGCCGGATCGTCGCGACCGCCAAGGAGGCCGATCAGCTCGGCCGCGCACTCGGCCTCAGCCCGGGCTCGCTCCGCACCTACACCGTCCTGGCGACCGAGGAGACGACTTGACCGGACTACGCATCGCACGAGATCTCGAGCTGCCCGTCGACGTCGCCGGCGAATCGACGGCGATCCTCGCCAAGAAGGGTGCTGGCAAGAGCAACACGGCGAAGGTGATCGTCGAGGAGACGCTCGACCACGGCGGCGTCCAGGTCATCGTCCTCGACCCGATCGGCCACTGGTGGTCGCTGCGCGCCGGCGCCGACGGCAAGCCCAAGGCCGGCTACCCCGTCGTCGTCTTCGGCGGCATGCACGGCGATCTGCCGCTCGAGGAGACCGCCGGCAGGCTCCTCGCCCAGACGGCCGTGGAGTCGGGACAGTCGATGGTCCTCGACGTGTCCGGCCTCGACTCCAACGGGGCGATGCAACGGTTCGTGTACGAGCTGCTCGAAGAGCTCTACAAGCTCAAGCAGGCGACACCGACGCCGCTGCTGCTCGTGCTCGAGGAGGCGGACGAGTTCGCGCCGCAGGACCCGAAGGGGTTGCACGTGCCGCGCATGGTCGGCGCCGCGAACCGGATCTCGAAGCGTGGCCGCGGCCGCGGGATCGGGATGCTCTACGTCACCCAACGGTCGGCGGCGCTGAACAAGAACGTGCTCGACCAGTCAGACACGCTGATCGTGATGCGGACGATCGGGCCGCGCGACCGCAAGGCGATCGAGGGCTGGGTGCAGCACGCCCAGGCGGAGGGCTCCGAGCTCGTGCTGCCGTCGCTGCCGTCGCTCGAGACCGGTGAGGCGTGGGTGTGGACGCCGGAGCGTGGGCTGCTGCAGCGCGTGAAGATCCGGAAGGCGCGCACGTTCGACTCGTCGCAGACACCGAAGCCCGGCGAGGCCGCTGTCGTTGCTGACGTGAAGCCGATCGACGTCGACGCGTTGGGTGCGGCGATCCGGGCGACCGTCGAGCGCGCGCGAGAGAATGATCCCGCGGAGCTGCGCAAGCGGATCCGCGAGCTCGAGCGGAGACAGGGTGCCGAGCCGAAGGTCGAGGAGCTGCAGCGCGAGAGCGACGAGCGGCTCGCGCGGATCCGCGAGCTCGAGGCGCGCCCCGCGGAGATCGAGCGCATCGAGGTGCCCGTGCTGAACGGCAACCAGCTGCTCGAGCTCACAACCGCAGTGAACGCGATCCGGACGGCAACGAACCCGATCGCCGAGGGAATCCGCCGGCTCGTCGAGCACCTCGACTCCGAGCACGCCGCGCCACCGCCGAAGCCTGCAGCGGCAGCGTCTCGCCCTGCCGCGCCGCCGCGCCGTCCAGCACCGGCGCCGTCACCGCGACGCCCCTCCGCCGTGGCCGATCCGGACACAACGCTCGGCAAGGGCGAGCGCACCGTGCTCGAGGTGCTCGCCGAGTATCCCGAGGGGCGCACGCAGAACGAGCTCGCGTTCCTCGCCGGCTACTCCGCGAAGGCGTCAACGATCGGCGTGATCCTCGCGAGACTGCGGCAGGCGGGCCTCGTCGAACCCGGCCAGCCGATCCGGGCAACAGCGGAAGGTCTCGCTGCCGCCGGCGGCGTACGCGAACGCCCCACCGGGGACGCCCTCCTCCAGCAGTGGCTGCAGCACCCGCGGATGGGCGACGGCATGCGCCGCGTCCTGCTCGCGCTCGTCGACGCGTACCCCGACCCGCTCAGCCACGAAGAGCTCTGCGCGCGGACGGGCTACTCGCCGGAGGCGTCAACGATGGGCGTGATCCTCTCCAAGCTCCGCAAGCTCGGCCTCGTCGAGAAGGGGCCACGTCGCATCGCACCGGAGTTCGAGGAGGCGATCCGCTGATGCCGCGCCGCAACCGCCCGAGAAAGCGTCAGCACGTGCCGCCCGAGTTCAAGGGAAAGGGCCTGAAGAGGCCGCGCTACTACCACAGCGGCGCACAGCGCGATGAGCACTTCGCCGAGGCTGACCGGCTGATCCGCGAAGCCGAAGCTCGAGCCAGAGAGGAAGCTGCGTGATCGCCGGCGTCGACTCGAGCTCGCACGCCGTCGACATCGTCCTGCTTGATGACGACTCGGACGAGGTGCATTCGTTCCATCACGTCCCGCTGGTCGGCAAGACGCCGTTCGAGCGGGCGCGCGGCTGCAAGCAGCGGCTGCCGGCGCGCTCCTGGTGGGAAGAGAAGGGCGTCTGGCTGCTCGGGTTCGAGGACCCGTTCAGCCACGACGCGCACGTCGCGAAAGCACTCGGCCTGATCTGCGGCGCGTTCGCGGCGCAGCTGCCACCGGACCTGACCGCGGTGCCAACCCCGCCGAGCGAGTGGCAAAAGCTCTTCACCGGCTGGGCCAAGCAGCCGCGCTTCAGCGACGAGCGGAAGTACCTGATCCGGCAGGCCGCGCTCGCGCGCGGCTTCAACGGTGACGGCCGCACCCAAGACTTGTACGACGCCTTTGGCATCGCCGTCGTCGTACGGGATCTCAACAACCAGGCGATCCAAGGAGGCAAGGCAGCATGAGCGTCACCGCACCAGAAAAGCCGAAAGTCGACGGCACGACGAAAGGCGAGGACGCCGAAGAGGGCAAGCTCTTCGACGTCCCGCGTGTCGCCGTCGCGATCGACGAGTCCGACCCGTCCGTCCTGAAGATCGCGTTCGCGGGCGGCGTCGAGTTCGAGCGCGGCGATGGCAAACAGGTCGAGTGGTACAACGGCCTCGCCGCCGGCGAGTACCGCGACCTGAAGGTGACCGTGTTCTGCGCGGGCTCGAAGAACACGCACCGCCGCGACAGCGAGGGCGACGTCGACGCGGTCGTTCAGACGAAGTCGCTGATCGTCACCGACGTCAAGGTCACGAAGTGACGACACGTGCCGAGCTGCTCACCTGGGCCGACGCCGCGGCGATCCGGACAGACGAGCTTCTCGACAACGGCGACGGTGCCGCGTACGTCTACGAGCTGCGCGCGTTGCGGCTCACGATCGCAGCGAGCATCGCCGGCTCAGGCGAAGAGGAACGCTCGTCGTTCGAGCAGTGGGCCGAGGTCGAGCTCATGGGACACCGCAACCGGATCGCGCGCGTCCGCGAGATCGAGATCGGCCACCGCACGTTCCTCGAGCTCCACTGCCTCAACGACCAGCGCACGTGCGCAACCTGCGGCTACCAGCACGCAGGCAGCACCCGCACAATCGGCATCCACGGGGAGCACGAGTTCGCCGCGCCGGACGAGTTCACGATCGAGGTGTACTCGCCCAGCGCCGTCTTCTGCCTCACGCCGATCACCGAAGAAGCCGCGCGCCAGCAGATGGCGCCCGATGAGCTCACACGGCGCGAGGAGATCCCGTTCTGATGCGCGCCGCGCACCGCTCGCGCGCACGCCCTCCCCCGGGGCACCGGGCGGCCCTAGCCGCCCACCCCGACCCTGCCCACCCACCCATCGAAGGGGCCTGAACCACACAGTCATGGCAGACCGCGTACTCACCGGATCGCTCATCTCAAGCGACTCCGCGAACAACATCAGTGACGCCGCAGAGTGCCTCTTCGTGCGCATTCTCGTGACGCCGACGACAGACAGCTGGGGACGGCGCGACGCGTCCCTCCGCAAACTCAGGGCCGACTGCATCCCGCTCCGCGACTGGACGGACGAGAAGCTGATGGACGCACTCAACGAGCTCGTACGCGAAGGCATGTGCGAGCTCTACTGCGTCGACGGCCACTACTACCTCAGGGTCTGCAACTGGGACTCGTACCAGCGCACGATCGTGCGTCTACGCAGGGGACGGTCGAGGTTCCCCGACCCCCCCTTGCTAGCCGGCGAGGACGAAGCGACCGACGAGCGACCGACGAGCGACCGACGAGCGACCGACGCTCGGCCCGGACTGAACGGTTCTTGTGATCCAGATCTTTCTCTACCTTCAGCCGCTCAGTCAGTTCAGTCGGGACTGGCTGAAGATGTAGAGACTGAGGAAAAGCAAGAGCAGGCGACGCGATCGCTCGGCTGGTTCCTCGAAGCGGTACCAGGCGCGAACCGGCGGACTGCGGCCGCGGTCGCGACGCTCGTGCGGAAGTACCGTCTTCCCGAGGCGGCGTTGCATGCGGCGCTCGAGGAGATGACGAACGGTGGCGCCGCGATCCGGAACCCGCCCAGGCTCGTCGTCTCGAAGCTGAAGGAGTACGGCGAATCAGGCAGGTACGCTCGCCCCTGACATTCACTTGACTCCATATCCCCCGTAGGGTATTATTGGGGCATGTGGGAAGTCGAAGTCACAGACGAGTTCCGCGACTGGTACGAGGATCTCAGCGAAGGCGAGCAAGCACCGATCATGGCCGCCGTCGAGCTTCTCCAGCAGCGCGGCCCCTCGCTCGGGCGTCCGCTCGTCGGCGAGGTAGCAGGCAGCAGCATCCACAACCTGAAAGAGCTACGGCCCCTCGGAACGTCGATCAGAGTGCTGTTCGTGTTCGACCCGCGGCGCGCAGCGATCTTGCTCGTTGCCGCCGACAAGGCCGAGCAGGGCTGGAACGAGTGGTACGACGCCGTCGGCAAGCCCCAGGCCGAGCGTCTCTATGACGAGCACCTGACCGAACTTCGGAAGGAAGGACTGATCGAATGACCGGGCACACCCCATTCAAGGATCTGAAGCACAAGGCGGATCCGCGGAAGGTCAGCGAGCACCGGCAGGCGATGGAGCGCGAGCTCACGCTCGCCGAGCTCCGCAAGGCTCGCGACCTCACGCAGACGCAGCTCGCTGCTGCGCTCGACACGACCCAGCCGGGCATCTCGAAGATCGAACAGCGCACCGACCTCTACGTCTCGACACTGCGCAGCTACGTCGAGGCGCTCGGCGGCCACCTCGAGGTGACGGCCGTGTTCGCCGACGGGCCCGTTTCGATCTCGACGTTCAGCAGCCTCGCTGAGCCGATCTAGTCAGAGCAGGATCTTCGCGGCGAGCGCGGGCTCGCAGCCGACCTTGACGAGTTCGATTGCGCGATGCAGATCTGCATCACTGCACGCGAGCTTCTCTGCGACGGGGACGGGATAGCCGCAGCGGATGAGCTCTCCGAGGCGCCAGAACTCGACCTTCTCCCGCTCGCTCATCCTCGGCGCCTCCACCTGCTCGTACGTCTGCTCGCTCATGGGCGTATAGCCCGGCGCGTCTCCCCGCAATCTCTCCCGGCCGTCGCGGCGCATTGGACGAGTGCGGGAAGACGGCCGAGCATCTTGGTCAGACCTTCGGGGGCTCCGGGATAGCCGCAGGCTCCGGCTTGGCGAGATACGCATTCGCCTTCACGAGCAGGTACTTGCCGACCGAGTACCCGCCGGCGATCGCGCCGAGCTCGAGCGCGCGAAGGTCGGTGATCGCAGGAACGACCGAGTGGCCGAGCGTCACCGAGGCGAGGAACGCCTGCGCGAACGTGGCAAGGCTTCGCTCGGCGATGTCGACGAGCGTCTTCTTCGAGGGGAGCACGGGTGGATCACTTCCTTCCGGGTCGCTTGCGCTTCCACGCCCAATGCAGTTGCTGCCAGAGGTGGAGGAAGCGCCACACGTCGCCGGGGCTATCGCCGCTTCGGCTTCGGCTTCGCCAGGTGCGACCGGACCTCGGTGAGCGCCGCGAGGATCGCCTCCGTTTGAGCGACCAGTGCTGTCTGCATGTGCGTCTCGTTGGTGGCCATCTGGACGAGCGTCTGTGCTGCGACGTAGACGTCGTCGACGACGGAGTCGATCGCGACGAGCGCTTGGTCGAGCTTGTCCGAGGTGAGCTTGTTCTCGTGGGCGAGCCCGTTCTGCGTGAACGTTGCGTAGAGGGAGAGGACGAGCAGGAAGACGAGGTGGCCTCGGTCAACGCTGGGAAAGAACGCTTCGATTGCCCAGCCGCCGAAGATGACGATCGTGGTCTGCCAGACCGAGTTGAACGACTCGAACCAGCCGAGGAAGCCGTAGACCACCCGCTCGAGCGCGCGCCGTGCTCGCCTCGACATCAGTGGATGTGTGGCAGATGCTCGGCGGCGAGGATCCAGTTGGCGACGATCGCCGCACCGACAGTGAGCACGGCGGTGACGGCGACGATCGCCGCTGCCGGCCATTGGCGGGCGACGTCGACGACCGAGGCAAAGACGGACTGGCGGAGCTGCTCGACCGCGCCGTCGACGTGGTTCTCGATCGTCTCGGTCTGGGCGGCGAGTTCTTTCGTGACGCTCGGCAGGATGCCGTCGACGACCTTCGCGAGATCTCGTACGAGCCGCCGCGTCGCGGACTGGTCGCGCTTGAGTTGCGCGGTCGTCTTCTTGAGGGCTTCGACCTCTCCCTCGAGCGTCTCTACGCGTGGGCCGAGCGCCGTGCGTGCCGCCATGTGGTCAGTGTCCCCGCCTGAGGCTGATGCGTCCGAAGCGGCGAAGGAGAGGCGCGACGAGCGCGGCGATCTTCTTGAGCGGCCGGCGCGCGATGAGGCCGCCTTTGGGCCCGGTCACGGTGACGACGTCGGGTGGCGGCAGCGGCGGCTTCGAGACTGGCTTCGGTGCGACGGGAGGCTTGGCGGGCTTGCGAACGACCGCGGGCCATTGGCCGAAGTCGTCGGCGACCGCATGGTTGTGATCGACCTCCACTCCGCCGAGCGTCTGGGCGTTCGCGTACTGCTGCAGGTGCGCGCGCGGATCCCACTTGCCGCCTGACCAGGCGTAGGTCTGCCAGGCGTACTTGCAGACGCCGGCGTCGAGTGCGGCCTTGACGGCCGCGTAACCGCCGTAGACGCCGGTCTTGTCGGCGCCGAGCACCGATGCGGCGCCGGCGAGGTACGACTTGACCTGCCGCAGCTCGGTCGCGTTTGCGTCGAAGTCGACGGCGAAGTAGATCACCTGTCCGGCAGGGGCACCGCACGCCGTCGCCTGCTCGCGCGCCGCCTTGGCGTCCTGCTTGCCAGCCGATGCACCGCCGAGCGCGCGGGTCGCGGTCGTCTCGAACACGAGCACGACGTCGAGACCGTTCGAGCGCAGCCGTAGCGCCTCGGCGCGGTTGATGTTCTTCGGGTTCCCGGGCGTGGAGAGGTAGCGGCAGACGAAGGAGGCGTTCTCCTTCTTGAGGGCGTCGATGCTGGGCGGGGTGCCGGAGTAGTCGACGCCGAATCTCATGTGGCGGCTATCGGAGGTTGCTTCGACACGACCTTGCGTCCGCTCATGTGCTCGGCGATCAACTCGGCCTGGAAGCGAGCGACGGTGTCGGGGTCGGTGAACACCATCAGCGTGTTGTTCTGCGCCTTGTAGCCGGGACCGCCGGGCGCAACCTGGCCAGTGACAAACGTGCCCTCACCGGACGTGCTCCAGTTCGTCGACCCCTCGAAGCCAACACGTCCGTCGAGGACGAATCCCTTCGTGTGACTGATCTGGCCGGTCGACGATTCGAGGATCGCGAAGTGCGCGTTGAACGCGACCGGGTCGGCGGCCGCGTCGGAGGCGAGGATCGTCTTCTCGTGGACGCCGCCGGCCTGAGAGCGGTCGAGCGTGACGATCGTCGTCACGAGTGGGTTCTCGGCGGCCGCCATGACGTGCGCGTTGAGCGCCTCGTCGTCGTAGCCGAACTGGTTGCCGACGCACGAGAGCGTGATCCGTGAGAGTAGGTAGTCGAGGATGCCGTGGACGTCGTCCCGGCCGACGTAGAAGAGGCGGTGGTCGGCGCTCGAGCTCGGCGAGAAGCAGCCTTCGTGTGTGAACGGCGCGAGCTCGTCGAGGGTGAACGTTTGCAGGCTCGGCGCGGGATCGCTCACCGTCCGTGTATCGGCGACCTAGGCCTGACCTAGACTCTTCGCATGGACGAGTTCTTGATATGGGCAGCAGGCTTCTTCGACGGCGAGGGATGCGTCGGCATCTACCCCGGGCGCCAGGCCGGACGCGTGCGGTGGCGTCTTTGCCTCAGCGTCGTCCAGAAGGATCGCCGCCCACTCGATCTAATGCGCGAGCGGTTCGGGGGATCCATCAGCCGAAAGGAGGACGACCGCTGGGTGCTGACGTTCGGGCCGGGAAGCGCCAGCGCCTTTCTTCGGGAGGTACGGCCGCATCTGCGAGTAAAGGCGGATCAGGCCGACGTCGCGCTCGAGTTCGCCGATCGACTTCGCGCCGGCAAAGCCACGACCGACGAGGAGAACGCAGCGCGCTCTCTACTCGCGGCCCGCTGCTCCGAGCTTAAGCAGATCGCTGCGTAGCCGTACCCGACGCGCCGGTTGAGCCTAGGTGACGATGATGAGCTGCCGCCCGCTGGGCAGTGGGATCGGCGGCGGCGGCGGAAGCGCGGGCGGCCGCGCCCAGTCGGTGACGGTCAAGGGGTAGTCGCGTAGTGCCTGCCGCCACGCCATGATCGCGGCCTGGTTGTTCTTGTCGCTGATCGCGGTGAGCACGTCCTGCGGCATGTCGGCCGGAAGCGACGGGACCGGCAGCACGTACGGGTCGGTCTGCGCGAGCCAGCGGTTGCGCTGGTGGAGGATGTTGCCCTGGTTCGTCGCCCTGACGAGCGGAGGAATCGCCGCGTCGACGAACGTATCAAGGTCGGCCTGGAAGGTGGGGGAGTCGATGCAGAGCCGCCCGGAGTTTCGGCCGTAAGCCTGGAGCGAGTACCACTCTTTGCCGGTGTCGAGCGAGTTGTCGACTGCGTGGCTGACCGTGAAGCCGGGGGGCAGTGTTTCGATCGTCCAGCCTGGCATCGCGTGGAGGTATCGGGCTTGGTGTGCGGCATCCGGTGGGCGGCTGGCGGTCCGTTGCCAAACGGCGTACTCTGCTGGGCATGAAGTTGAGGCTGGCAGTCCTGCTCGTGACGATGGGGCTCGCCGGCGTTGCGGCCGCCGGGTTCCTCGTTTCATCGGCGTCGGCGTGGGATGTCACCGGCCTGCCGCAAGGCTTCGTCGTCGTCCATGCGACCGACATCTCTCTCTCGACTTGCCCGGCGTGGTACTGGGTGCAATGGACAGGAACGGGTGCGGCCACGGTCAAGCTTTGCGTGGATTCCCCGACGTTCCAGGCTGACCTCGACTCGTTCGTGAACGCGCACTACACCGCTCCGGCGACGACTGCCGCGACGACGACTGCGGTTACGACGGCACCCGCGACCACAACCGATGCGGGAACGACGACGACCGCGCCCGTCGCGCCCCCGGTGACTACGACCGTCACGCAGACCGTCACGCAGCCAGCGGCCGGAACGCAACCCGCGGCGACAACCACCTACGTGACCGTCACGACGGCTTCACCTGTTGAGCAGTCGCTACAGGATCAGATCAACGCACTGGCTGTACAGCTCAAGGCGGTAACGGATCGCGTGACTCGCCTGGAGAAGGCGGGCGACGCGTCGTGGCTGACGTTCCAGCAGGCCGCTTCGCAGGGGGTTGACACTGCAATCGCGGCAGCCATGGCGCGTCAGACGTGGCTCGATGTGGTGAACCAGACTGGCGCTTATGCGCCTACGCCGTAAGGCTGACCACGATGTCACTTACGCCGTTCTGCGCAGCTGCACGTGCTGCAGATAGGCGAAGTAGTTCGTGCTCGAAGCATTCTTTGTCGCCATCAATAGTTTGAGGCGATAACGCCCCGTCGTTGCGATCGTGATGCTGGCGAGGGTTAGGCGCGTGTTGTAGCCGGTGCCGCCGGTGTACGCGTCGATGGTTGATCCGGAGGCGTTGTAGGGAGCCGATCCGACGCTCGTGAAGGATGAGCCGTCGGCTGAGAGTTGCACCGTGTAGATGCCCGCATCCGGAGTCGTGACATACGTGAGTTCGATCGTCCAGGTGCCTGCGGCGAGGACGACGTCCCAGTTGATTTCAGCGTTTTGGGCGCCTGTCGATTTCTTGTAGCCGTTGTAGACGGTGTTCGCGTCTACGAACATGGTGTTCCAGTTGACCTGTGAGATCGCCGTCGGGAGTGTGTCGATGTCGATCAGGTCTGGCGGGGGCCCGAGGTACGCGTTGAAGTTCGAGGCGGTGGCGACCTCGCCGACCGCCCACGCGTGCTGAAGGTCGAGCGCCACCTATGCCGCCGCCAGCGCGAATGCGGCCCATTCGCTGCGTAGCTTCTCCACGGTCTCCCCGGGGAGCCAGTGGCGTCGCGCCGGGTCGGGCCGCTCGACGAGTGCTTCCTCGAGCGCATCGGCTTCGTCTGGCCATTCGACGTTGACGAACGCTCCGCCAACCTGAACGTTTGCGCAGCCGTCGTACCCTGCGCAGAGGAAGCGCCGGTCGCTCTTCGCTGCGATCTGCGCTGAGTGGCAGAACGGACAGCGGACGAACCAGCGGCCGTGATTGACGACGACGGTCGCGGTCACGGTCTCGTCGGTCTCGCCGAGCCTCGGAAGGTCGCCGATCATCACGCGGCGCCAGTCGGGGATCGGGTACTTCTCCCACGCCCACAAGGATGCGGGCAAGTGATGCCAGTTTCCGCGCGGGTGGCTGTAGAAGTGTTCCGCCGTGAGGATGACGCCGCTCATGCGGTGCGGCTATCGGGTGCCCCGTCAGTACGCGAAGCAGTTGTTGGCCGAGAGCTGCCCCAGGTTCGCGTCGTCGAGCGTCAGGAAGTTCCCGAGCGACGCCGGATAGGTCGCCCACTCGCAGGTCGTCTGTGACACGTCGGTCGGGATCGTCACGTTGATCCACTGGATCCGCTCATCCACGTCGTAAGCCGACCCGCCACCGGGAGGGTGTGCGATGACAGTGATGCGGTCGCCGAGCTCCCGCGTCGCGACGTGCGTCCAGGCGGTCGTTCCCGAACCCGGCTTGATCACGATGCTGTCGTGACGGAGCAGCGGCTGCTTGTACTGGAAGACGAGGTACTGAGCGAGAGAGAGACCGTCGCCATTGGAGATGAACGGGACGGTGATCTGCGAGGGCCGCGGGAAGTAGGAGGTCTGCGACGCCGAGTCGACCGACTCCTCGAGAACGAGAGACGGGTAGGCGGCGTTCGTGGTCGGCACGATCTGCCAGTCGTTGACGATCAGCGTCTTGTCGTAGGACGGCTTCGATGAGGCGTAGGCGACCGCTGCGACCCCGGGCACGTCGGCGCTGCGGTCGGAGATGGTGAGCTGGCTGACCGAGTAAGGGCTCGCCTGGAGCGTGGTCCGGTCGAGGAAGACAGCGTTGCCCGAGCCGTCCATAAAGAAGAGGCCGGCCTCGAGCTGGACGATCGTCTGGATGTGGGCGAGCGCGTTGACCTTGTCGAGGTCGGTGAACGTGTACGACTGGGCTTTCGTGTTGCCCGTCGAGATGTTGCGCAGGCTCGATGACCACGAGACGGCGTTGAGGACGTGGGTGATGCGGGTGCCGGAGAGTTCTTCTGCGAACGGCGAGGACGATCCGGGGATGATGTTGTTCGTCAGCATCTCGAACCCGTCGACGCCGGTGATCTGCGCTTCCGCATACGTCGCCCCGGTCTGCGTGATCGGCCAGGAAGAGACGAAGTGCTGGAAGAGGGTGTGCGAGACGCCGCCGATGACGGCGCGCACACGGATCGGCTTCATCGGGATAACGTTCGGGTAGTTGCTGCCGCCGCTGTAGCCGGGCTCGTACTGGCGCGAGAGGTTCTTGAGCGTGACGACGCTCGTTCCCGCCTGGATGACGTTGAGCTGCGCGTTGCGGCCGCGCGAATACTGGACGCTCTTGACGTCGCTGGAGATGTTCGTCCAGACGTACGAACTGTCGCCGGGGTTCGCTGCCCAGGCGATCTCCGTGATTATTTGCGGGAGCGCCACACTCCGGCTATCGCGGCGTCCAGTTGGCTGATAGCTAGCTCAGGCCGAGCGCGCCGGTGGCTTGCCTCTTGATCAGCAGGTGCTTGTGGATCGCGTTCGCCGCCTGGGCGCCGACGGCGTCCCAGTTGACCGCGGCCGGGTCGAGCGCGTTGACGTTGATGTAAACCGCGACGCTCCCGCCTCCACCCCCACCCCCGCCGGCGAAGCTGCGTCCGCCACCTGAGAACGCGTAGTCCTCAACCCCGTTCTCGCCGGCGAGGAACAGGGTCGGCCTTGTGACGCGGCCCATGCCTCCGTCGGCCATCGGGATCGGCGTGTGCGTTGCCTGCGCTAGCGCGCGCAGGTCGCCTTCGTAGCCGTTGCCCGCCTGAATGTTCGCGATCGCACGCTGAACCGCCGCCGAGATCGAGCCGCCCGCTGGCGGCGGTGTCGCGGGAACCTGCGGCGTGACGCCGGTGATCTTGCCGATGTAGGTCGCGAGATCTCCGAGTGCGTCCTTCAGCGTCTTGGCAGCCGAAGAGAGGTCGGTGAAGGACGGGACGGTGACACCGTCGATCACGATCCCGAACTTCGCCGCGATGCTTTGCAGGTCGGCCATCGACCCGGTCCCGTTCTCGATCCGGATCTCGAGGTCGGCGAGCGCCTTGTTCAGCATGCCAACCTGGGTCGCGTAGTTCGTGTCCGCGCTTGCGCGCTCCTGCGCGGCCTTGATCGAGAGGGTGTTCTCGTCGATCATCCGCTGCGCCTGGTCGATCGCCTTCTGATCGGCTGCGAGCTTCTGCGCGTTGAGGGGGTCGTAGACGTTCGTGATCTGGCCGGTCGCGACGTCGAGGACGCGCTTGGCGAGGACCCCCGAGTCGGCTGCGAACGTCGCCTTCGCAGCCGACAGCGTGTCCTGCAGCGAGCTACTCGTGTCGGCCGCCTGCATCGACGCGAGGAGCGCCTCCGACGGCGTCTTCAGGCCGTTCTGGAAGTAGAGGTTCCCGAGCGCCGTGTCCATCTCCGACTGCACCGACGAGAAGATCGTGCGCACCTTCGACTGCAAGGCGGTGACCTGGTTCTTGAGGTTGTCGACGATCAGCTGGTTGACGCTCGTGATCTGGCCGTTGACGTGGTCGAGCTCGGTCTGGATCGCGGTCGCCTGCTTCCCCTTCGCGGTCTCGAGCTTCTCTTTCAGGCTGGCGGCTTCGGCCTGCAGCGTCTTGGTCTGCGCGGCGAGGTCGTTGCGCAGCGTGGTGCGGTACGCGTCGGCCGCGGCGCCAGTAAGGACGCCCTCGAACGAGGTGTCGGCCTTGAACTGGCTCTGCTGCGACGCGAGCCTGTCGAGGAGCGAATCCGGTACGAGTGCCGAGCCATGGATGATCGTCGGCTTGACCGGCTTCGGGCGCGCGTTGGCTGCAGCGAACGCCGCCGCGCTACCGGCCCCTCCGCCGCCGCCACCGGAGAGGAGAGCCTGAATCGCGGGCGTGTTCGTGCTCCACGCGCCAGGTCCGCTCGTCCGCAGAATGTCGAGCGCGGCCTTCGCTTGCAGCGTCGGGTCGGCCATGAGCGCTTCCGGCGAGCCGTACTTCGCCGTCCGCTCGGCCATCAGCTTCTTGAAGTAGTTGACCTGGAAGAGGCCGACGCTGTAGTCGCCCGTGCCGGGATTGTTGTTGAGAGCGTTGACGCGCCCGCTCGGGTCTTCGCGGCCCGAGATCGCGGTAAGGAACGCGGCTTCCCTCGGCGAAGCACCAGCGCTGAGCAGGAGCGACTGAATGTCGGTCGAGGCCAGGCTTCCGCCCGCGCCGCCCTGGTAGGCAAAGCGGTTCGGTGAGCCGCTCGCGGCATTACCGGAGTTGCCGGGGCCAGTGGCGCCGGGGGGTCCGGGCAGCTTGTTCAGCGTCCCGCTCTGATCGACGTGGTAGTAGCCGCCCTTCCACGCCAGGTTGCCGCCGCCGAGATCTTTCGCACCGTTCCCGGTCATCAGGCCGATGATGTTCTTCTGGGTCGGCGTGATCTGGTCGCTTACGCCGCCGAAGCCGTACTGGGCGAGTTTCGAGACCTGAGCCAACTTCGCGGCGAGCGCACCGAGGCCAGCAAGAAGCCCCGCCCCAGTAAGACCGAGCAGCCCAGCCTGCAAGCCCGCCACCTCTCCTGCAGCAACGGCTGAGGCGCCGCCAACCGCGGCGACGTCAGTCTTGACGGCGAGGAGCGCGCCGCCCCCGACTTCTTTCCACGCGACCATGGATGCCTGGGCGTCACTCACCGCGGCCGTAACGGCGGCTACGCCCTCGGCGCCAGCCATCGCTTGCAGGGCGCGCGCCCACCCGAGGATGATCGAGCCGGCCTTGAGCGCGAGGAGTGCTTCGAGAGTCTGCTTGAAGCCGCCGGTCGCCTGATCGACTGCGTTGACGATCCCCTTGACCAGATCAAAGGCGTCATGCAACGCATGCGCCGCGTCCCGCGCGTCCCGCTGCGCCTGCCCGGTCTGGTTGAGCTTGTCCATCCACGCCGACAACTCGTCGATCACCTGCGTGATGTCAGGCAGAAGCACAGTCCCGATCGCCACCTGCAGCTCCTCGAGCGAACGATGGAACCTCGCGAGGCCGCCCGCTGACGACGCCGAGAACGACGCGTCACCGTTCGCCACCTTCTGCTTCAAGACCTCGAGCGCGAGAGCACCAGTCGCGGCCTGATCGGAGGCCTTCGCGATCGCGTTCGCATGCGCGAGCTCCGACGGCGTCAGCGCCTCGTGCGCGGCCTTCAAGTTCGCGAGCTCGTTCTTCAACGCGTCGGTCGCCGTCGTCACCTTCGGGATCGCGACGCCGAGGCCGCGCAGCACCGTCGAGTGGCCGAGGCCCGCCATGATCACCTGCTGCGTCGCGGTCGCGAGATCCTCGTTGCGGGTGCGCGCGAGATTCGTCGCGACCGACAGCTCCGTCTCCGCCTTCGTCACGTCGCCGGTCGAGAGCACGAACCGCGTCATGGCGCCGGCGAGGTCGGACTTCGTGAACTGCGACAGGTCGCCCTGCTTCTTCAGCGTCTCGTCGATCGACGCGTTCCACGCCTGATGCGTGTTCTTGACCGCGTTCTCGAGCTGCCCCATCGCTAGCTCCGTCGTGCGCGTCTTGTCGACGATCGACTTCAGGGTCCCGCCGATGAGGGCGCCGCCGAGGAATGCGTTCGACGCGAAGAACATCGCGCGCCCCAGACCCGTGAAGGAGGCGATACCGCCGCGCGCCTCCCGCTCCGCATCCTTCAACGCCACCGACTGCTTGCGATGCGCATCAGCCGCGTAAAGGGACGCCCCGCCGAGCTTGTTCGTCGCCGCGGTCGCCTCCGCCGACGCCGCACCCATCCCCGCGAGCGACGCCTTCGTCTGCGCGGTGACGCGGTCCGCCTGCGCCATCGCCGACTGGAACGTGCCGAGACCGCTCGCCTCGAGAACCGCTTGGAGGCGCTCGACCTCCACCTCAGAGCCCCGCCAGCCCGAACGTCTTCAGTTCCTCGAACCGCTGCTCGTCACGCAGCCGCAGGTACGCCTGCCAGTAGGTGTATTCGGACGAGCCGGTCGTGGCGAGCATCTCGCGCACGCTCTTGCCCTGCGCTTCGGCTACTCGGAAGCGGTCGAAGACCGCTTGATCGTCGCGGAGTTTTTTTCGGCCGTCTCCAGGGCCGGGGCGCCCATCGCCGAGAGCCGCTGCACCGCCGAGACGAGAGCGTCGACCTTCGACGCGCCGAGCTCCATCGCCCTGGTCGCGCCCGCCAGGTCGAGGAGCGGCTTGCCGTCGGCCGGGTCGATCAGGCCGAGCTGCAGGATCATCTGCTGGTAGCGAGCGAGGTTCGGCTTCCCGTCCTCCTGCATCGCCGGGATGAGCGCCTCCTGCGCCTGCAGCTGCTGGCCCGCGGTGAGCTCGCGGCAGAGCACCTTCCCGAGGCCTGGCACGTCGACGAGCTCCTCGGCGAGCTGGCCGGCGTGCGAGAGGAACGCGTCCCTCGAGATGCCCGTCTCGGCGTCGGCCATTACAGGAAGAAGACCTGGCCGAAGTTCTTGAAGGTGCAGGTGAACGTGACGAGCCCGTTGACCGGGTCGCTCGTCTGGAAGGTGTCGAGGTTCGCGGTCAGCTCGTAGCCGTCGGTGTTGTTCACGAGCAGGTTGAGGCCGACCGTGACGCCGTTCAGGATCGCGTTGTGGAGGACGGTCTGGCCCGTGTCGGCCGTGACGTCCCACTTGCCGGTGATCGTGCCCTTGAGGTCCTTGAGGCCGCCGACGTCGCTCGTCCACGAGTCGCCGAGCGAGGTCTGGTCGTAGAGCGCCTGGGTGAGGGTGCCGTCCCACTTGTCGATCAGCGCGACCGTGGTGACCGGCGTCGTGTTCAGCTTGACGCTGCCTCCCTTACCGGCGATTGCAGATGCGGCCACGGCCTAAGCCTCCTGAGACGAAATCGGGGTCATCAGGGCGGGGCTATCGGGCGGTTGCCGTCAGCGTTCGGACGTAGGATTCAGGCGTGGACTCAAGGCCGGACGCCGAACGACTGGACGCGGCGCTGAGCGATCTGAGGCGCGCGCTGGACGACGCGCTCGGCATCTCTCGCCTCGTCTACTGGCTCGATCGGCAACTCCGGCGCTCGCCTCGCCTCTACGCGTGGCTCAGCAAGTAGGTCGTGGACGCAGCTGATTTCGCGGTCGAGTTCGGGTGGATGCCTCTCCCGTGGCGCCACTCCCCGGGTAGCGACGAGGCTGCGGAGGAAGCGCGAGCGGCCGCGACATGGGGCCTGCGCGCCCGAGGCCGCGACGGCCTCGAGACGACCGTGCTCGACGGCGTCATCGACGTGCGCTGCATCCACGCGGTGAGCCTCTGGGAAGACTGCGAAGCGTGCGCCGCCTCGCTCAGCGGGTGACGCCGCGCACGAACGCGAAAAGGTTCTGCGTGAACTCGAACCGCTGCTTCTCGTCCTTCCCGAGCGGCACCGGGTTCGACTGCTTGTAGCCGATCACCTTGAAGTGCGTGCCGTGGATGTCCGTCTCGGTGACGGCGTGGAGCGCCTGGTAGATCGTGATCAGGTTGGTGCGTGCGACGTCGGCGTCGGCGGCGCGTGATCGAAGCTGGAACGACGGGTAGTCGGTGTCGTCGCCCGAGGTGAGTGCGGGCGCGGCGCCGCCGGAGTTGTAGATCGCGATGCACGTGTCGGGCTGGTCGGGCATCGAGTCCTCGAACACGACCGTGCCAAGCGCCCCGATCGCAAGGTCGACGGCGATGTACTGCGCGAGACTGTCGAGCGGCGTCGCGGCCATCTAGATGCGGCCCGTGCGCGCCTTGATCGCGGCCTCGATCGTCGGTGCGAGCTCGCCGGCGAAAGCTGCGGCCGGCTGCTCGAGGAACTTCGCCTGCGTCGGCGGGCTGTGGCGCGCCTCGAGGTTCTCGTGAACGAAAACCGCGTACCCGGTGGCGGGCTCGCCGCTGTTCGGGTTGATCTGCTCGCCGTACCCGTAGCCGAGCGTCACCGTCGCCGAGTCACCGTCGATCACCGGCTCCTCGACCGTCCCTGACCGCTTCAGCGTGCCCGTCTCGACCGGGACGAGGATCTGCGACTCGGCCATGATCTTCGTCCCCGCCTCGTAAAGGCCGGCGAGCGTGCCCGCAATGATCTCCTCTCCCGCCGCCGTGAAGCTCACAGGTACACCTCGACGAGCCACGCAGCGACCGGAGCTCCGATGCTCGGCCCGGGAGAGGTGACCGACGCGATCTCCTGCGCCTCCAATGTCTGGCCGCCGGCGATCCCGACCGACGTGAACTTGTCGCCGAGCTGGAAGCTCTGCACGTGCGAGTCGCTCGCGTCGAAGTAGAGCGTCTGCGCCGACGCGTAGACCGTGCCGTCCCGCTTCTGCAGCATCCGGGCCCCGTAGGCCGGGTAGCACTTGAGCACGACCGGCGTCCCATAGGTGTCGCGGTTGTTCTTGTCGACACCGGTCTTCGGTGTCCAGGTGACGCTGGTGGTGAGCAGCGCCGCGATGTTGCTGTCGAGCGCCACGGGCTAGGCGTCGTCTTGGTCGTCGTTTGTGCTGTCGGAGGTCTGCCCGCCGATCCACGGGTTGTTCTCGACCGTCTTCGTGAAGATCGGCTGCACCGACCCGGTGTCCTGCGCGAGCGAGATCTTGTCGTCGGTGAGCCGGCCACCGGCCCACGGGGCCACGGTGCCGTTCGCCTTCAACCGGAGCGCCTTCGCCCTGTCCCAATACTGCTTCGCTGCGACGCTGTAGGTGAGCGTCGTTCCACCACGACCGACCCTGACGTCTGCCATGCGGAGGAACTGGGTGGCGAGCATCTCGCAGCAGCGCGCGGCGGCGCCCCACATGTTGCTCTCCATCGCGATCGCCTGGTTGATCTCCTCGTCGGCCAGGGTGACCGTCTGGCCTGCGACGTTGTCGCCGATCTCGAGCCGGATCTGATCCTTGGTCGAAGTCGCGAGGTCAGAGACGGTGTAGTTCCAGGCCACGACTGCGGGTATCGCCGCGCCCGGAGAGGCTAGGCGATGTAGTAGTTGACGCTGCCCTGCGCCTTGCCGGTCACCGTCGTGATCTTCAGGTCCTCGCCTAGGGTCGTCGTCCAGAAGATCGGGTGGTCGGCCTCGAGCGCGAGCGGTGGAGCGGCGACGCCGCCCATGTTGAACGTGCCGGTCAGGTCGCCGGCGACCTCGGTGAACTTCACGGTTCCTGCCGCGTCGAGGGTGAGGAAGATGCCGGTCACGTAGATCTTCTTGCCGGCGACCCCGGTGACGATCGACGTCGTCCCCGCGGCCCCTTGCGAGATGGCGGCTTCGGAGGTCTCGTAGAACCCTGCGCTGAGGGGATCCTGCTCCGGCATCGGCTACGGCTTCTTGCGGACGAGCCGGTAGCCGCGAGCGTCCGCCTCGGCACGGAGCTCGTCGTCGGTGAGCGTCGACGCGGACGCGACGATCGGGGACACCTTGCCGGCCTCGATCGCCATCTCGACCCAGCGGCCCACCTCCTGCGGCGGGATCTCTTCGCCGGGCGCGAGCTCGAGCCGCTCGCCCTCCGTGGTCTGGAGGGCGAGCGGCTTCAATGCGACGTACCGGATCTCAGCGACCGCGGCCACGTATCCCTACGAGGTCGCCAGGCTGAAGTAGACGCCTGCGTCGGTTGCGACCTGCTTGCACGCGAGGGTCATCTCGCCCTCGACGCGCATCGTCGGCTGACCGTCGTTGTCGGTGCCGAGCCACGGCATCGCGATCTGCTTGATCCGCGCGATGTAGCCGCCGATCGGGACCCAGGTGAAGATGTAGCCGGCCGACACCTGGAGGATCCCCGGATTCGGGTTCGCGTACGTCAAGAGCGCGTCGGTGGCGGTCGCGGCGAACGCCATCGAGTCCGTCTGACCTTCCGCCGCGGTGTTCTTGATCGCCGCTGCGACGAGCACCTTGAAGTCGCCGGCCGAAGACGCCTCCGGCTGGTTCGGCGGTGCGAGCACCGACGCCATGATGTCCGGCGTCACGACGCCCCGCTGCGTGTACTTGATGCGCTGCAGGAACTCGTCGTGGTTCTTGAGCGCCTTGTACACGTTGGGGCCGAGCACGAGCCGGTTGGCCCACTTGCCGGTGAGCTTCTTGATCGAGAACTGCTGCGCCTCGATGTCCTCGATCGGCGTCGAGTTCGTGACGTCCCACTTCGTGCCGGGCGTGATGTCGCCGGCGGTCGTCGACCCGGTCCACTTGCCGGTCGTGAAGTAGTTCGCGAGGAACACGACCTCCCGCTTGATCGCGAGGATCTGCGTGACCCAGATCGTCGCGTCGCGGTCGGCGTCGAGCGGCTGATCCGAGTTCGCGCGGACCTGCGGGTCGACGTCCTTGTGGTAGGCGTAGACGTCGCAGAAGTACGACGGCGTGTTGTCGAGGTTGTAGCCGCCGCCTGCCGACTCGGTTCCGGCAGCGCGGATCTGCGCGACGTCGCGGAAGAAGTCGCCGCGGTTGTACACGAAGTACCGGTCCGACTGCTTCTGGACCGGGACGACGGGGAACACTTTGTCGGCGATGTAGTCGTTGTCGTCCTGGAGGTAGGCGACGCTGATGTTGGTCAGCGGCCGGTCTACATGGACGACCTGCTGGGTGGGCTGAGGCATGTCGGTCTCCTATTCCTTCCGGCCTAGTTGGTGATGCCGGCGTGGGTGAGGAGAATCGCCCGCTTGTCGCCCGCGACTCCGGACTCCAGTGCGATTCCCACGACATAGGAGCCGGCGAGGGGCTCAGGTGTGCCGGCCGACACCGACGCTGCGGTGGCCTTGACAGCCTTCCCGCTCGCGTCCGAGGCGACCTTGTCGTTGACGGTGACGGTGCCGTTGAGGACGACCTTCGTGACGCCGAAGCAGCGCACGTCGACGGCGCGGCCCGACGCGGACGGGGTGTCCTGGATGACGCCGAGCACGGACACGTTCGCGCCTGCGACCGCGACCTGTCCCGACCCGTTGAGGACGGCGAACAGGAACTGGTTGTTCGTCATGTCGCCGGACGCCGGGAAGGTGAAGTCCTGGCCGACGTTGATCTCGTAAGCCATGACTACTGCTCCTTCCGGATCTGTGCGTACAGGTCGGGGTTGAGCTCGAGCGCCTTCGCGAACGCCTGCTCTTCGGTGAGCGTCGAGTCGGCTTCGCGGAGCGACTTGGCGATCGCCTCGACCTTCGTCTCGGCGTCACCGCCGGCGCCGAGGCCTGCGCGGCCCTGCTCGGCGAAGAGGTCGCCCTTGGAGACCTGCTCGTCGGCGGCCTTCAGGACGGTGTCGAGCTTCTCGGTGGTGCCCTCGGAGACGTGTCCGGCCTCTTCGGCCTTCGCGATCTCGCGGAGCACGGTGCCGAACTCGCTGTCGTCCTTCGCGAGGTGCTGCAGCGATGCGGACTTGGCGATGAACTCGCGCGTCTCGCGCTTCTCCTGCTCGGCCTTGGCGATCTTGATCGCCTCGTCCGCCTTGCTCGCCTCGGTCTCGGCTGCCTTGCGGAGCTCGGCGAGCTCGTCTTCCTGGGCCTTGATGACGGCCTCGACGGCGGGGCGCTGATCTTCGGGGACGGCGCTGAGATCCCACGAGCCGTCGTCCTTCTTGACCGGCACGGCCTGTGCGGTCTCAGTCATGCCTTCCTCCTTGTTGACGTTCCAGTCGTCGGGGAGCTGGTCTTCGGCTCCCAGGTCTTTTGCGCGACGCTTGATCAGCGCTTTGGCTGCGGTCACGTCGCCGTGGCCTGATCGTGCGAGGGTGATCGCGGGGCCGAGGTCGGCCTTGGATGCGATCGGGTAGGAGAGGTCGGGGAGCGCGTTGCCTTTCGCAGCGAGCTGCTTCCGTTCGGCGGCGCTGACGTCGCGCTTGTAGACGGGGCTCTCGACGTCGTTGGCGGCTTTCGCCATCTCGATCGTCTCGTCGTCGTCGGACCCGTTCGCGCCGTCGTCTGGGTCGTCGCCGTCGTCGGCGGTCTGCTTGTCCATCGCCTTGCGGACCTCGTCGGGCAGGTTGTCGCCGTAGGCGTCCGTGAGGGCCGCGCCTGCGCGAGCGAACGCGGCTGCGGCCTTCTCGACGGACTCGTCGCCGCCGGTCTTCCGTACCGCGTCGAGGAGCACGGACTCGTGCGCGGACGGGGCGGCGAGAACGTCGGCGATCACACCGTCGAGCTCGCCGTCGGCTTTCGCGAGCAGGAAGCGGCGCCGGTTCGCACCACGCTTCACGAGCGAAACTTCCCCAGGCTGAATGTCCGAGAGACGGGTAGCCATTCAAGGCCCGACCTATCGGCCGCCGTCGTGTGTGCTTTCTGTCGGCTAGGCGGTTTCGAGCGCGACGAGCAGCAGCAGCGCGACGGCTTCGTCGTCGAGGTCGTCGATGATGTAGGGGCCGCTGCCGTTGCCGCCGGCGTCAGCGAGCAGCTTCAGGATGTGCTCGCGCTCCTCCTGCGGCAGAAGGTCGAGCAGCAGTCCCATCGGCTACTGCCTGGGCGCTCGGGCGACGGCGGGCGCGTTTCGGAGCAGCAGCACCCAGCCGAGCGTTTCCTTGCAAGGCCGCTCCATGAGGTAGTCGTGGAGCTGCTGCGCCTGCTCGACGGTGAGGAAGACTCCCGCCGGTGGCTTCGGAGGCTTCGCCTCGTCGCTCATAGGAGCGTGAACTGGGAAGCGTCGGCGGTGACGCCGTGCGCGGTTGCGAAGGCCTGCGCGGTCGCGGCGTTCGTCAGCGACCCGTCCGTCGATTGGGTCAGCACCGTCCAGTTTCCACCGCTGTCGCTGGTGACGTGGACTTGGTAGCCCGCAACGATCAGGTCATGCGCGACGGTGGCGGCCTGAGCGTTCGTCACGGCTACTCGAGGTCGAGTTCGATCTCGTGCCACATCGGAGCGGCCGAGAACTTAGACGCGGTGCCCGCCGGGGCGAGGAAATGCAGGCCGAGGCAGAAGCCGGGCGGAACGATGAACAGGCCGGAGAGGATCTGCAACGGCTGTCCCGATCCGACACCGGCCGTGGTGGGCTCCTGGTTGCCGGAGACGGCCATCCACGCCGGAGCGCCGGAGAGGGTGACGGCCGCGCCAAGGGTTGCCTTCGATGAGAGCGACGAGCCGGACGCAGACTTGATGACCGTGCCCGTGCCGGCCGCGACGGCCGCGGCTTGGACGACGCTCGAGACGCCCGCGAGCAACGAGGCACCTGCACCTGCGGTTCCTGATGCTTGCCACCACGAGACGGCATCGACGACGTAGGTCTTGCCGCCCGCGGCCTCTCCGTTCCAGAGCGCGTACGCTGCCGCGGTCGTCGGCACGTCTTGGACGGGGGCTTGCGCGTTCGCGACCACGCCTGGCGACGCGACGAAGCGGCGGCCCGCGCGGCTCATGTCCATGAACAGGGCCTCGACGAGAGCGGCAGCCGTGCTCTGATTGCTCGTGAGTCGCGGCTGAATGTTGCCGGACTGGCCGAACTGCTTGGCGATGAACCGGGAGAGAACCTGTGCTTCGAGCTTCACGCCTGTCTACTCCTCCGGGTCGATTTCTTCGCCGATCAGGATCTCGATGCCGCGCCGCACCATCCGCATCTCGATCACCATGTCCGCGAGCGGGGCGACGAGATCGTTCGATGAGACGAGCGCCCCGGTGGTATCGGCTCGGAGGGGGCGGACGTAGCTGCCGTCGTAACCGGCCACGCTCTTGAGCACCGAGGGGAGCGATCCGAGTAGGGCCGCGGTCGCAACCTCTGCCTTCGTCTGCACGTATGCGCCGTTGGTCTTGTCGCCGGGGGCGCGGTCGAACGTCGTGCCGTTGTTCAGGTAGGAAGAAACCGCTGCCAGTCCGGTCGCGCCAGCCCCGTCCCCGATGCTGGCGGAGCGTTGCCGGTCGAGGTTCGTGCCGTTGTAGAGCATCGGGGCGGCGATCACGCCGAACACGCCGAGCGAAGTCGTCTGCGAATCGTTGATGGCGTTGACGGTGCCGATCTCGTTGGCGCCGTCCCGCTGCCAGAGCACGACTTTCAGGTGGCCTCGGTTGTCGGCTTGCAGGTTGACGCGCTGGCCGTTGCTGACGGTGTTCGTGTCGGGCTGGTTGTAGACGGCTCCGATCTTGGCGGGGTTGCCGGAATCGGTTGCGCCGGATGCGACGTCGCCTGCGGCTTGCACCACCCACGGCGAGGTTCCCTGGTTGACGGTGCCGATCACCTTCGTCGTCTCCGCGCCGAGGGTCGCGTTGACGTTCCACGTTCCCGACTCCGTCACTGCGAGTGTCGCGTTGTCCACCGTGACATGGCCCACCAGACGCGCCGAACGATCCGAAACATCGACCGCCGCCGCGAGACTCACCGGCTGCGTCGCCTGCCAAAACGTGCCTGTAACAGCCGTCGTCGGGGCACTGTCAACGATCACATGGCCGATCACCGCAGAACCAGGCGCGAGCGCCGGAAGCGACGCAAGACTGATCGGCTGAGTGGCCTGCCAGAAGGTGCCGCTGACCGGCACGGTGTGCCCCGACGCGTCGACCGTGAGGGTGCCGCCGAGCTTCGCATTGACGGCGGCGAGCGTCGTTTCGGTCGACGCACCGGTCGGTAGCGGCAGCGCCGCCGCGCTTACGGCGACCGTCTCCCCGATCGTCCAGTTGCGGTCGCGCGGGTCGATGTAGTGGGTGCCGTCGCTCAGCCGGAACGCCCAAGGATTCGTCGGATCACCACTCCCGTCCCCCTGGTAGACGCGGACACGCTGCCGGTAGCGCGTCGCGCCGCCGATGACGTTCGTCTCGTTGTCGACCTGCTTCGCAGCCGGATCGCTCGACTCAAGAACGCCAACGTACGCGTCAGCCACTACTGCACCTTCGCCCCGGTGATCTGCCCCATCCCGTTCCGCTTGAAGTCGACGGTGCGCGTCGGAGCCTTCTCGGGCTTCGGCGCCTCAACGTGATTCTCGACGTTGACGACCGGGGCAGCCTGCTCGGGCACGTGAACGTCGCTGTGGGCATGAACAACGGGGGCAGCCACATCAACGTGGTTGTGGACGACCGGAGCAGGAGACGGAGCCACGTGGATGTCGTGATGGGCGTGAACGACCGGAGAGCCCACCTGGATCGCGTCCTTGTCGATGTGGACGTGCGTGTGATGGATGATCGGCTGCGGCGAAGGCAAGGCAGCTTCCTTCGTGACTCGCTCGAGCGGACCACGCTTGCCGCTGCCGGCGACCGAGTACGACCCGAACCCATCCTTCTTCACGGCCTGCCACAACTGCTCGTCGGGAACGTGCGTCGCGAGCACCCACGTGCCCGCCTTGACGACCTGGCCGCCGAGCTCGAAGTCGGCCGGCGCGATGTAGCTCTCCACCGGCCTGACGCTGTCGGGCGCCATCGCGCCGTGCTGGATCCCGATCGGCGCCGACTGGTACAGGAACCGGTGCGCCGCGAGCTCGACGTCTTCCTTCGAGACGACGTCGCCCTGGGAGTCCTCGACGTCGGGCTCGAGGACGATCCCGTAGACGATCCGCTTCTCGTCGTCGACCTTGAGCACCTGCACGTCGGTGTCGGCGACCTTCAACGGCTTGCGCTTCTTCTTGCCGTTGTCGTCGAGGTCGGCGCTCGAGATGTCGCCCATCGGCGCGTCGACGTGAACGTCGGTCGACGTCGGTGAGTCTTTCGCGACGAGCTCCGGGTACTTCCGAAGCGACGCCTTGAAGACGGCGTCGGGGACCGCCTGCGCGATCAGCGTCCAGTCCGCGCCTTGCACTTCGGTGCGGAGTCCCGGGTTCGCGCGCGCCTGCGTGGGTGGCCACCATGCGAGCACTTCGCAGTCGTCGCCGTCGGGATCGTCGGGGTTCGTGACAGCGCGGTCGTCAGAGTCGAGGTTGAGCGGCACATCGCTCTCGTGCGGGATGACGTACACGCAGCCGTGGTAGACGCCGCTCTGCCAGCAGCCGGCGTAGTGGCCGTCGGGGAGCTGCGTGCCGGTCTCTTCCTCCCACTCACGCACCGCCCCGTCGTCTGGCGTCTCGCCGTTCTCGAGGCAGCCGCCGGGGAACTCCCACTTGCCCGCCGCCGGATCGGTGGGGTCGCTGATCGACCGCTGCAGCATCAGCACACGCCCCGTGTCCGCCGCCCTTACGGCGATGCCGGCCGCGACCGGATCGGCCTTGCGGACGAGCTCGGGGTAGCCGCGCCGGCGCAACGAGACCGTCGCCGCCTCGGCCTTCTTCACGTCCGTCCACTTGCCGCCGCTGAGGGCGATGATGTCGCCGGGCTTCAGGTCGTCGGTGAAGAACTGGTCGAGATCGATCCCCTGGCCGCCCTTGAGGTAGGCCTGCGTGAGCTTCACGTTGCGGTAGTGCGTGACGATCGCGAGCGTCTCCCCGTCCTGGGTGCGCTTGTAGAGCGGCTTGAACGCGGACAAGTAGCGACTCGTGAAGTCGCTGAACGACTCGCCGCCCGGCACCTTCTCGTCGGGATGCTCGGCGTAGTAGCGGAGCTTCGACGCCACCTCTTTCGCCGGGTCGCCTTGGAGGTCGCCGAGGTTCCAGGGGCGAAAGTCGATCGAGTCTTGGACGGGCACGTCGAGCGCGGCAGCGATCGTCTTGGCGGTGTCGGCCGCGCGCTGCAGGTCGCTCGAGTAGATGCGTGTGATGCCGGAGTCGGCGAGCTTCTTCGCGTCGGCGGCCGCCTGGTCTTTCCCAGCCTGGATGAGTGGCGGGTTGAGCCAGCCGCGGATCCGGTCTTCGCGGTTCGGGCCCTCGTTGAGCTTCGTGGCACCGTGCCGGATCAGGTAGAGGGTGCCTGCCACGGGTGCGACTATCGGCTGCCGCTAGAGCACGAGGAACACCGAGCACCTGCACATCGGATGCACGGGCGGGTATCCCTCTGCGAAGTCCTCGCCGTACGGGACGCGTTCGCCGTCGAGGGTCGCGCAGATCTCGTTCGGGTCGTCCTGCACCGACGACCACTCGAGTTCGGCCGTCTGCGGGTCGAAGAGGTCGGCGGCGGCCGCCTGGTCGTACGACTGCAGCCTCCCCATCACCGCGGCCCGGGCGGTCTCGGTGCGCGCGATCGTCTGCGCGCGCCGCGTGCGCATCCGTCGCGCATACCCGAGCGACCTGTCAGCGACCGTCGACGGCGCCGCGCCCTTCTTCGTCAGCGCGTCCGCGTAGTTCAACACGGCCTGGCCCTGCCGTGACGTGAGCCCGACCGCCTCCCGGATTGTCGGGGCGACGTCGTAGGGGTGCATGCCGTTGCGGTAGCCGCGCTCGATCATGTTGGCGATCGCCCTCCGCGTCTCCTGCGTGACCTCGCGGACGAGGCGCGCCTGGTGGTCGCGGACGGCTTGGTCGAAGTTCGGGTCGTGCAGGTTGAAGCTCAAGCGGACTGCCGTCTTGAGGTCGGTGGTGAGCCGGTCGAACTCGCGTGTCGCCTCGGCGCCGGCGACGACTCCGAGGACGGGCTGGAACTCGATCGCGTGGATGATGTGGTCGAAGGCCTGGCTGCCGCGAGTGAGGATGGCATGCGCGATCGCGGTGTCGGTGACTGCGGCTTGGATTTCGGCGACCCAGGCCAGGAACGATTGGCGGAGCGGCTGCTCGCTTGCGGCGATGCGGGCGCGCCACGAGAGCTGCTCGGGCGACGCCTCCTTCGCCAGGTAGGTGCGGGTCACGCGAACGGTCCCTGCAGGCGAGGCATGACGGAGAGGTCGACGTACGACGGGCAGTCGGCTGCACGGTGGGTGATGATCCAGACGAACCCGAAGCGGCCGTGCGGCTTCGGCCGGTCGCGGTCGTGCGCGACGACGCGCGAGAGGTACGGCAGCTTGTTGATCGCCCGCATCAGCGTCCGCGGCGCATGCGCGTCCTTTACCCACGGCGCAGCGATCAGGTCGATGTCACGCTCTCGGCGCAGCGACCCGTGAACGGCGATTGCGTAGCCGTGCTCTTGGGCGATCGTCCGGATCTCGTCGATGACGTTGCCCGAGCGCACGTAGCGCGGCTTCGCGCGCGGCGCGATCGTCACGACGTCCGCTCCCTCGGTCGCAGCGCACGGTGGATCGTCCAGATCGCTTCGCTCGCCTTCTCGCGGCTGACTCCGCGATCCCAGATGAAGTCGTGCGCCACCGATGCCGCCTGGTCGGCATCGACGAGCGCCGCGCGCGCGACGAGTTGCGCGGGATCGATCGGCAGGAAGACGTCCGCGTCCCAGAAGCCGAGGTGCCCCATCTCGCGTTGCGGGTGCGGATCCCAGACGAGATCGTTGCCCTGCATCACGACGCAATGCAGCCCGGGCTCGCCGTTCTCCTCGTAGCGGGGCGACTTCACGCCTGCCATCCAGAAGGTCGGCCAGTGCCAGGGCGAGTGCTGCGGCGACTCGCCGTGGTGTTCGATCTGGTGGGCCGTGAGCGTGAAGTTCTGCGGGTGGAAGCCGCGATCGTGCAACCAGAGCGTCATCACGCGCAGCCACTGGTCGACGGGCTCGCACGTCTCAGGGTCGGCGAGCACGGGCGCGTCCTCGTACGGCACCTCGAAGATCGAGGCGAGGCACGCTGTCATGCAGTCGAAGCTCGCGCGCTGCTCGACCGGGATCAAGGCTTCTCCTTGCAGACGAGAGCCGCGAACCGGGCAAATCGCAGACAGCCGAGATCTCGCATGGCGACGTTGCCGGCCTGGAAGTAGGCGAGCACCTCATACCAGCCGTTGCGACGCTCGTTCGGCCACAGCTCGAGCCCCTGCGGATACCGCGACAGGCGCAAGTCCGTCTCTTCCTCGATCGGCGTAAGCACGTCGGTGATGGGGTCGCAGGCGGAGCGCGTGAGCGCGACGAGCATGGAGCCCGCGTGATCGGCGCGGCAGACGAGCCGCAGCATCGGCCTCGTGTTGTGCTCCCAGGCCGTGTGGACGTCGACGAGACCGAAGTCGGGGTGACCTTGGCACGATTCAGCCGTCCAGACCCAGCCGCTCGCGTTGATCTTCGCTACCGCGTCGCGCAGCAGCGGGTCGATCATCCCTGGCGTCAGCGTCGCCGGGTCGCTATAGAAGATGCAGCCCGCATCGTTCGCCGCTTGCACCATGGGATCGGTGAACACGCGGCTCACGGCGTGAGCACCCCGTTCGTCAGCCAGCCGTGCCACTGCTCCTTGTTCACGTTGAGGCTCGGCGTGACCGAGACGAGCGGCGGTTCGCCCGTGCGCGTCCAGTAGCCGTACGGCGGATCAGTCTCCGGGCAGTCGAGGCAGATGAGTCCCGCCGGCGTCATCACGCCGAGGTGCGGGAACGGCCGCGGGGCAGCATCGTGCTCGTCGCGGTCGTGCGTGCGCCACATTATCGCGCCGACACGCTCGCCGCCCCCATCCTCGAACGCGTCCATGACGCGTTCGACCATGAAGCACGTCGTAGGCACTAGCCGCCGAAGATCTGCGTGACGGCACGGTCGATGCTGCGGCCAACGCCCCACACCGCGAGCGCGGCGCCGGCGACGAGAGCAACGCTCGCGACGAGGCCGAGTCGAAGCAGCCGACGCGTCACTCGCCCTCCGACGTGTCGTCCGCCGTCACCGACGGCAACCCCATCTTGTCGAGCAGCGCGTTCATCAACTTGTCCTCCGCGTCACCAGCGAACACCGGCGCGCCCGCAGCACCCATCGCCGTCAGCAGCTCCGCGATCGTCGCCAGATCGACGTCCTCGACCGCGCCGTGCGTCAGCTTCGGCCAGTCCGTCAGCCCCTGGAAGCCGTTCAGCTTCATCAACCGTGGGATGCAGAACGTGTTGAACACGCTCGCGATCTGATCGAGAAACGACTCCAGTGCGGCCGAGAAGAGATCCTTCTTCGCCCCGGCCAGCGCGTAGCTCCCCACCTTGTCCTGGCCGAGCAGCACCATGTCGGCGAGCACGCTCGTCGCGATCCGCTGCTCGTACCGGCCGATGATCGCGTTCGTGTCGAATGCCCGGCGGCCGCCGCTGGTCAGCAGCTCGAACGTCCACCCGTGCGGCTTCACGACGCCCTCGAGCTCGTCGCGGCGCACCTGCGACACGAACGCCTGCGCGTTCTGCAGCAGCTGCGCCATCGCCGGGTCCTTCGTGTTCCAGATGTCGACGCCCTCGGGCGGCGTCAACACCGGGTAGCCGGCGAGGTCGCGCTCGACCCCGATGCCCTCGATGTTCTGGAGGTTCTTCAGGAAGTAGTACGGCCGGACCGCGTTCCGCAGGATCGACCGGCCTTCAGGGTTGGCCTTGTGGACCTTCGTCCGGAACAGCAGCGCCTTCTCGAGCGGGATCGTGTACGTCGCGTACGTCGGCGGCGGCTGCTGGACCATCGCCAGCACGCGCCCGTAGTCGTCGAACTCCCAGCGCAGCAGCGAGTCCTGCGAGCGGATCGCGAGCTCGCGCAGCCCGACCCGTCCGTCGGTGAACTTCGACTGGCGGGTCGGGTCGACGACGTCGCCGCCGCGCTTCTTGTAGAGGATCTCTGTGACGCAGTACCCGTAGGGCAGCATCGACATGATCTCGCTGATGGTGTCGTTCCAGGACATCGTCATGTCCTCGAACAGGCACTCCTCCGCGAAGATCTTCGCCTGCAGGTCGGGCTGCGCGGTTGAGGCGGGCTCGACCCACCACGTCACCTTGCGGACGAGCATCTCGCAGGCGAAGAGGATCGCCCCGATGACGGGGTCCTGGTCGGACATCTCGCGGTACATCTCGGCGCCGCGGCGGCCCTGCAGCTCCGACAGCCATTCCTCGAGGACGTAGCCGCCCCACTGGCGGAGGCCGGTGCGGCCGATCTCGTCGTAGGGGCTGATGCGGGTCGAGCCTGCCTTCGCGATCGCGGCGCGGCTCATCGGGCCGAGGCCGTACGTGATGCCGCCGGCGAAGGTGCTCGTGCTGACGCTCGTCTCGTCGCTGTCGGCCACGAGGCGGGCTATCGCGGCTATGCGCCTGCCAGGGTGCCGATCTCGATGAAGTGCGGCTCCCACATGCCGCCACGGATCCCGTTCGGCAGCGTCGCGCGGTCGATGCCCTCAGCCTCGAGCGCACGCGTGTACCGGACCGTGTCGATGTACAGCCGCGTGTTCTCGGACCCGTAGCCTGCGCCGCGGCCTTCGGGCGCGTGCAGGTGGATGATGCGGCAGCTCGGCACCGCGACCGCACGGATCCCTGCCTTGTAGATGCGTGCGGCGATCAGCGAGTCGGCGAAGTAGTGCAGGTCGTCGGGTAGCGGGAACGCGAGCTCGAGCCAGTCGCCTCGGAGGATCGGGAACGTGCTCATGTCGCCCGGTGCGCCGTCCTCCACGCGCACGTGCGGCCCGTCAGCGCTGCCATAGTTCACGAACCGCGGGTCGTCGACACGCGGACAGACGTAGCAGGCCCTCTCCATCCAGAGCTCGGCGCTCGGCAGCCACCGTTCGTCGGCGGGCACCATGTCGTCGCTGCCGCAAACGAAGAAGTCGGGCGGATCCGCCTTGACCTGCTGGTAGACGTCGTTCAGGCCGGCGCCCCACGACTTCCCTGCCTCGGAGAAGACGACGTCGACGTGGTGTTCGGGGGTACGGTCGCGCCAGAACGCTTCGACGCCTGCGTGACGCTCGCGGCGTTCGGGGATCGTCGGTACCGCGATGACGACGCGCTTCACTCTGACGTCTCCGCGCGCGCGTTGACGAGCGACTGCGCGACCCGGCCGACGAGCTGCAGCGCCTCCTTGAACTCGTGGAGGGCGCTCTGCGCATGGATCCGCGCGGCCGCGCGTTCCTCGATCGCTTCCTCGAGGGCATCCGCCTTCCCAACGAGCTCCTGGCAGACGATCCTCAGCTTGCCGCGCTGCGACGCCCTCGCGCGGAGCTCGCCCTCGATCCCGTCGTCCGAGTCGTCGTCGAGTCTCGGCGGCTGCTCGGGCTCGCGCCGTGCCCGTGCGGCCTTCTGTTCTTCAGCGACGATCGGCCGGCACGTCGCGCACAGTCCGCGGTAGCGTCCGAGCGCGGTGACGTCCTCGTCGCCGCCGCATCGCTTGCACGGGCCGTCGTGAGGAGGAGGCGCGGCCATCACATGCCCTGCGCCATCAGGCACACGTGATCCGGCGCCCCACCGTTCGACGGGAACCAGACCCGCTTGACCGTCTGCAGCCGCATCCCGAACGAGTCGATCAACGGCGAACCGACGCTGATGTCGCCGCGGTGGCCGAGACAGCGCGGATCACTCGACACCTCACCCTGATGGTTCGTCAGCGACCCGAAGAACGCGCCCTCCTGCTCAAGCCGGTGCATCTCGTCGAGCCACGCGTTGGCGGTCTCGTCGCGGAAGTCGAGGCCGAAGCTTTTTCCCTCGAAGAGCGGCATGCACATCGTCTCGTCGCGGGTGAGGCCGAGCAGCTCGTGGCAGCGGTCCCCTGTCCAGGGGCCGACGGTGTTGCCGTCGGGCTCGAAGTAGTAGCCGTCCTCGTCGAGGCGCGCCCAGATGTCGTTGAGCGGCTTGACCAGCCAGCAGGACGCGTCGAGCCAGAGCGCTTGCTGGTGGCCGAGCTCGCGCGCGCGGAGGAGCGCGTACACCTTGAAGCCGTAGAGGGAGTCCTGGTGGGCGCGCGCGCCGGGCGGGTACTCGTCGCGCCAGAAGAGACGCGTCGCGTTCTCGTCGCGATCTTCGAGGCTGTAGAAGAGGCGGTCCTGCCCTTCCGGGTACCAGGCGCCGACGGCGACGTTGCAGATCGCGCGCCGGATCACGACGTCGTCTCGAAGTAGAGTCGCGCCGAGGTGGCGCTGATGAGCTTGAGCGCGGCCCACACGCGGTACTGGAACCTCTCGCCTCGCCGCCAGTGGAAGCCGTGCGCGACGAAGTCGTGCTGCAGGCAGATCGGCTGCGCCTCGGTGCTCACGCGGGCGCCCCGATCACGAGCCGCGGCCGTTCGACCTTCCGTGTGTGCCCGGGCCTTGCGACGTCGCGCCACTCTGCGCGGTCGTTGATCGCGGTCTCGTACCGCTCGAGGCCGCTGCCGCAGTTCGGGCAGCAGGGCGGGTAGGCGGCTCCTGGCCGGATGGCTTCGCGGTAGCCGCAGGGGAAGCAGGTGACGATGTGGCAGGCGGCGGGGAAGCGCACGCCCCCGCTATCGGGGCTACCCGGGAGTAGGCCAGAGACGCATCAGCCAGAAGAACGCGCGTACGACGCGGCCGCGAAAACCATCCGCCGCACCGATCTGGTCGTAGCGAAGAAGGTCGGGGCAGACCGGGCCTCCAGTGAGACGCCAATCGCCGCCGCCGGAGATCACAGCCGCTCCAAGAGCACGTTGTTCGGCGTCACGCCGACGCGCGCCCACCCGTCCAGGCACGCCCGCTGGATCTGCCAGCGCTCGCCGCCATCCTCAGCCTCGATCACCGCTAGCGCGCCCGGCGCGAACGCGTCCAGCCGGCGCAGCTCGTCCCACAGTTCGACGCTCGTGCCTTCGGTGTCGATCGACGCGAAGTCGTACGGACCGGGAAAGCAGGAGAGCAATTCTGCAACGGTCACCGCTCCGACGTACAGCGCGTTGAATGTCGCGATCTTCCCCCACGTCTTGACGTGCGCCTCGTCGGTGGTCGAGACAAGATCATCGGAGAGGTAGAAGCGGACGAGGGGGGCGGGCTCGGTGACCACGGCCGCCTGGACGCATTCGACGTCGGGCCGGTCGGCATAGAGGTTGGCGAGGTGGGCGAAGTAGCCGGCGGCTGGTTCGACGGCGACGCCGGGCCAGCCTTCGAGGGCGAGCGCGTGCGTGTTGCTCGCGCTGCTGCCGTCGGCGGCTCCGATGTCGAGCCACCGGCCCTGACCGTGACGGACGGCCCACGGAAGGATCATCGCCTCTTCGCCGGACTGGGACCAGTCGGTCAGCGCCACGACAACAGTCCCCTGCGATTCGCCCGCCGGTCGCGCGCCTCGAGCTCCCGAATGCGCCGCTCACGCGTCTCCGCGTCGAAAACCGCCCAGTGAAGCGCATCCGTGCTGAGCGACTCGGGGTCAGCGATTGCGAGCTGGTGAGCCTTCCGGAGATCGTCCGGCCGGCGGGCTTCGTTGAAGCGCGCGATCGAGCGTCGAAGCAACGTCATGTAGTCGACGGTGTCCCAATCGGGCGAACCGGCCGCCTTCTCTTCGGCGCGCAGCTCGGGCTCGTGCTCGGCCTGCTCGGCGTCCTGTTGGAGCTGACGAAGTTCGCGGTCGCTTAGCGAGCGGTAGTCGGTCACGTCTCGCCCGCGTAGTCGAAGTCGACGTGCTGCTCCCGCAACGCCTGCCAGTCCCGACCCGGATCGCCCGCGTGCTCGACCGGCGCGAAGTCGCCGCGCCAGCAGACGGCGAGCATCCCCATCGTGTCGTAGACGCGGAACCGGAACCCCTGCTCGCGCACGAGCCACGTCACCGCCTCACGCACCGGCGGCCCTACGAAATCGTGGAACGCGACGCAGCACCGCTCGCTCATCCTCGGCAGCACGAGACGCGCATCCTGCAGCGGCATCCCGGGCTCGTGGTCGCCGTCGATGAACGCACCCGAGAAGACGACGTCGGACGCCCCGCCCTCGGCGAAGTACCGATCCGACCCGTACGCGATCGGGAGCACCCTGTCCCAGACGCCGGCGCGCCCCCAGTTCTCGCGGGCCCGCCTGAAGAAGCCGACCTGGTAGAACATCGGCTCGAGCGCGACGAGCTCGCCCGCACCCAGTGCGATGTGCGCGCCGGACCAGCCGGTGTGCGCGCCGACCTCAACCCACGTGCCCGGGAAGGCTTGGGCGGTCTGGTAGATGATCGCTGCTTCCTCGTCGCTGATGTAGCCGCAGCCGGGGTTGAAGTCGCGGTCGGTGACGGTCGGCATGCCGTTGATGATGATCGGGTCGGTGTGCGGGAACGCCGCGTGAAGGTTCGGGACGTAGACGGTCACGGCAGGTCGCTCGCGTGCTCGAACTCGACGCCGCGCTCGCGCAGCAGTTCCGCGATGAGCAGCCCGGGCGACCCGGTCTCGATCTCGGTGCCGTCCTTGTAGGCGCGGCCGAGCACCGTTACCGGCAGGTATTGCTCGAAGCCGTCGGGATCGTCAAGCGGCACGCGAAACGATGCGTCCAGTATTAGATCCGCCTGCCACTCCGCGTGGTTCTCGCGCTGCCGCATGACGGCGTCGAACAGGTCGAAGCTCATCCCCGTCTCACGGGCAAGCCACGAGAGCGCGATGTTGTCGCGCGGATGGCAGGGGCCGCCATCGCCCATCCCGGCCGACATGTACGCCGGCGACGTGATCCGCTTCTTCCCCGCCCGCACAATGTTCAGGACGGCGGTCGCGTCGATGCCGAGCCGTGCGCACAGCTCGCCGATCGTGTTCGCGTAGGCGATCTTCAGGCCGATGAAGGTGTTGTAGGCCATCTTCGCGAGCTCGGCCTCGCGGTAGCCCGTGATGAGAGCGGGCGCCTCGACGCCGAGTGACCGGTAAAGCTCGATCAGCTCAGTGGGCACACGATGGTCGACGCCGAGCAGCACGAACTCCGGGTCGAGGAAGTCCGCGACCTCGCTGCCCATCGCGATGAAGAACGGGTTGAAGATCACGGGCCCGTCCCAGAGCGGCAGGATCTCCCGTTCGATCGTGCCCGGCAGGACCGTTGAGATGATGACGAGAGGCGGCCGCTTCTCCCCGGCGGAGGCGAGCGAGCGCACCGCCTCGGTCAGGTAGCGGTAGTCGAAGTCGGCGCGCGTCTCCGGCAGACGCGTTACGCCCTCGTACTTAGGCCCGTGCGGCGTCTGGACGGCGACGAAGATCAGGTCGCAGTCGAGCAGAGCGGTCTTGCCCGCGAGCATGAGCGGGCTGCTGTCCGGCTTGATCGGTTCGAGGTCGTCGCCGCAGAAGGTCTCGTTGCCGTAGACGGTGTGCGTCTTCGCGATCTCTGCCGCGATCGGCAGGCCGAGCTTGCCAAGTCCGATCCAGCCGATGCGCACTACACGTACTCCGAGTCGCGCACGACCGCGCCGTTGCTGGCGAGATGCGACACAAAGTCGTAGAACGGCAGCGGCGACCACTCCGCGTGCCGTTCCACCGACGGGTCGTGCAGCGACACGCCCGAACCGGTGCGGTACTCGTACATCGGCTCGTCGATGAACACCTCACGCTCGACCTGGCCTGTCTGCCAGACCTTCGCCGCCCACTCGCCGTCCTCCGGGTACCGGCTCGGGAACGGCAGCCCGAGCAGCGCGAGCTCGCGGCGGATCGGATTCAGGTGGGACACGTTGCGGTAGAAGCCGTGCTCGTCCTCGTCCCAGCCCTGGTAGCGGAGCGAGTGGAACGTCGGCTTCAACGGGCGGCCGTCGTGGATGACCTGCATCCGCCAGCCGACGTAGTCAGGCTTCGACGCGAGCGCGTCCACGATGCGTTCGATGAAGTTGTCGGGCACCCAGTCGTCGTCGTCGAGGAATGACACGTACTCCGCCGTCGCTGCCTCGACGAGACTGGTCCGCTTGTCGCCGATCGGCTCCGTGCAGTCGTCGCGCGCGATCAGCACACCAACCTCGCCCGCGTACGGCTCGATCTGTGGCGCAAGATGGGAGAGGAGCGCGTCGAGCTTCCCGGTGCGCACCCACGTCGACGCGATCAGGATTTGCCAGGTCACGGCAGCATCGCCGCCCGCAGCTTCTCCGCGTCCTCAACCCTGCGCGGCGCGAGCTCCGCGTACAGCAGGTCGGGCCGTTCAGCGTGATGGCGCTCGTACCGATCGGTGAGCGTCTCGTCCCTGGGGCTCAGCCCGTATTCGGGATGCAGATGCTCGGTGAACAGGTCGGGCAGGAAGATCCGCCGGCCGATCGTGTCGGCGAGCTCGTTCAGCCACGTGTCGGCGAAGTCCGACACGAACCATGGTGGTGTGAAGTAGCCGACCGTTTCGACCCAGCGGCGGGTGAGGAAGCAGTGGGTGCCGTGGCCGTCGTGGAAGGTGCCGTCTTCGCCATGCACGACCGCGATCCCGTCGGGGTAGCGCGCGTGCGCGTCGGTGACGAGTGTGTCCCAGTCGGGCGTGCGGAAGCGGATGTCGTCGCCGCAGTGCATGAGGATGTCGCCGCCGGCAGCCTGGCTGCACTGATTCCACATGTCGGAGAGGACGATGCGGCGGCCGGTGAGGAAGCGGACGCGCTGAAGGTCATTCGCTCCGGTGTAGCCGTCGCGTTGCGGGTCGTCTTCGTCGAGGTAGCAGACGATCTCGACCTGGTCGGGGTCGTGCGCGTTGGCGTAGGCGCTGTGGACCATGCTGGCGAACGCGCGCGGGCGGCCGCGAGAGGGGCAGAGGATCGAGATCACTTGCGGCGCCTCTGGTACAGGTGCGGATTGATCTCGAGGTCGCGGGCGAGCGCTTCGGTGTAGCCGTGGTAGACGAAGAACAGCGCCACCAGCAGCGCGGTCAGCAAGCCTGCCACGACGCCGTTCTCGGGATGACCGGGTCGCACGCCGAACCAACCCACGACCGCGCCGATCACGAGGCAGACGACGATGCGCCGCGGCTTCACTTGCGTCCGATCCGGATCACGGTGACGCCCGCCTGGTCGGGGATGTAGCCGAACGGGTCGAGCACGAGGTCGCCGGGCTTGAAGTAGCCGGGCACGGCGTACCGAGGCTCACGGACTGCGACGAAGATCACGCGCGTCACGCGAGCACCTCCACGAACGGATACGACGGCAGCCCCGGATCGCTCCCGACCCGCTGCGGCCCCGCCTTGAACAGCGACCCCTGGGACGAATAGCGGTAGTGGTACAGACACTCGTCGATGTACGCACCCACCTTCACGAGCCCTGACGCCTCCACCTTCTCCGACCACTCGTGGTCCTCGCCGAAGCCGTCACGGAATGGAAGCCCGGCAAGGGCAGCCTCGCGCCGGATCGGGTTGAGATGCGAGATGCCGCGCAGGTACGCGTCCTCGGTCTCGCTCCACGGCTGGCCGAGCTTGTGGATCGCGTCCTTCTGGCGCGCGCCGTCGATCGAGTACGCAACCCGGAAGCCGACGTAGTCGGGGTCGCCCGTGAGCAGGTACATGATTTGGGCGATGTAGTCGTCGCGCACGTCGTCATCGTCGTCCACGAAGCAGACATGCTCGGCGGTGGCCGCCTGCACGAGTCGCGTTCGCTTCACGCCCACCGGCTGATCGCAGTCGTCACGGTCGACGAGGATGCCGACCTCGCCAGCGAACGGAGACGCTTGCTTGGAGAGGCGGGCGAGCAGACTGTCGAGCGCGCGTGTCCGCGAGTAGACCGAGGCGATGAGGATCTGCCAGGTCATGCGACGGCCCGCTTCTCTCGGTAGGGCGGAACGACGATCCTCTTCTCGGCGAGCATGAGGACGGCGACAAGACCTTCCTCTTCCAGCACCTTGCTATGGATCGCAGCGTTCGAGAGGCGAGTCAGGTACGCGAGCTGCTCGCGGCTGCGGATGTAGGGGACGGTGTGACGCCCGGCTTCGCAACGTGCGCACGAGCCCTCGACCACTGTCGGCGTGTCGGTCAGCGCGTCGAGCGGACGCAGGCAGAAGGTCGCCCTCGCGGTCTCGAACGCGACGTGTGCGCGGCCGTCGTTGTCCCAGAGCTCGACGAGGGGAATGCTGCTCCGCCGTTTCCTGGGCAGACGCTTCTTCGTCGCGCGGTAGCCGCGCATGTAGTGCTTCGAGCACTGGCCGCTTGTGGCGACCGGATTCTCGCATCCGTCGACCGAGCAGGTCACGCCTGAGCCTCCGGTCGCACGGTCGCGACGATCCGCGGATGCCACCCGATCCGAGTCGCGCCGAGCGCCGCGCTCATCCAGCCGAAGTCAGAGACGACGCCGCGCTCGTTCGAGTCCATCCACCGAGGCATCGCGTGGTGACGCGGCCACACGACCATCGGCGTCCCGATCTGCCCCTCGACGAAGTGCGGCTCCTTCCAGAGGATCGTGCCGTGCGCGTGATGACCGGGCCCCCACTCGGCCTTGAACACGTGGACGTAGTGCGGCTGAAGGTCGATCGCCTCGTGGATCAGAGCGCCGGCGTCGTCGGTCCAGACGTCGTCGTCGTCGAGAAACGCGAGATGGCTGCCGCCGGCGAGCTTCAATCCGAAGTCGCGCTGCGCGTTCCCATACTGGCTTCCCTCGACGGCGAGCTCGGCGTAGACGACCTTCCCTCTGCAGCCGTCCTGGGCCAACCGGCAGAGGCCACGCGCGTACGGATGCGGCCCGTGCGCGAGATCCGCGACGACTATCAGCTCGTCGCCGTGCTCGAGCTGCGGCGTTACCGAGGCGATCGTGGCGGACAGGCTGGGCCTGCCCTTCGTCGGCGTGATCACGGTCAACGTGGCCATCACGGTCGCTTATCTCTCGGATGCCGAACCGGCGAGATCGGCGGCGATCCTGTCGACGGTCCCGGGCTCGAGGTACATGCGCCCCTCCACTCGCGTGCGTACCGGCAGCCCCTGCGCCGCCGGCGACAACTCCCGCGCTGGGTTGCGGTGCATCACCTCGGCGTGCGCGTGCGGCTGCCATCCGTACTCGTCGCGAAGGACCGCGCCCTGCAGCCACACGTCGAGCTGCCGCCAGTGGCCAGGCTCACCGAAGGGCGAAGGGATCCGCGCGGCGATCTCGGCCGCGTCGGGATAGCAGCGGAGAAAGAGCGACGAGAAGCGCGTGCATCCAAGGGCGACCCCGACGAACGCCTCGAGCGCGTACGGCGCAGCGCAATACGGCTCGGGGCAGACCGCGAACTCGGCGAGCGTCCACGGCAGCGGGACGACGTCACCCTCGACGATGCAGAAACCTTCCTGCTCGCGCCACAGCTCGCGGAGCAGCTCGGCGTATGCGGTGTCGGAGCCGCTGACGTCGTGGTAGCTGACACCGCCAGGCCACCCGTCGACCCCGGCAAGCGTGTCGGGATGCACCTCGCCGACATAAGGAACGACGACCCTCACGCCGGGTTGCAGGTCGGGCACTCCCATTCCGGGGTGCCGTTGGTGAGGATGCGGCCGAGGTCGGCGAGCGTCTGCACGAACGCGACGGGCTGCTCCTGCTTGCAGCCGGCGCACTTCTCGAGGTACGCCCACCCGGGGCCGACCAGCTTCTTCTTCTCGCGCAGGTTGCCGGTGTACGCGAGCCGGTGCTTCTTGTCGATCGTGAAGACGATCTCGACGCCTTCGACGGTCGCCTCCTGGTGCTCGCCGAAGACGCGGGCGAAGTGTCCCTCGGCGCGCTTCTTGCGCTCGTCGCGGATCTTGAGCTGGTGCTCCTGCTCGCGTGCCTGGATCGGCTCGTACGCTTCGACCGCTGCCTTCGCGATGCCGGTCATGGGTGCCTCCGTCGTCGGTGGTTCGATGTGGTGAAGCGGCGGTGCGTATCGCGGCTGCGCGTCTCGGCTACGCGGGCGGCCCGGACGCCTTGGCCGGACATGGCGGGTAGACCATCGTCCGGAGATCCACTCGCACGAAGCCGCCAGCGACGAAGAACATCGCGCGGACGCACTGGACGCCGTGGATGTTCGGCTTGCCGAGATCGACGAAGCAGTCGAACCGGCCCGGCAGTCCAGGCCAAGGCTTGCAGACGGTGTGGGAGCCGGGAGCGCCCTTCGCCCGGTCTTCGCGGTCAATGCGTGCGGCGAGACTCTTCGCGGTGACGGGCGGAGGCGCGACGATCATGCCCGCTCGTATCGCTACGGGAGCGCGCGGTCGAGCGTGTGCGCGCCGTAGGCGACGATCAGCCCGAACGCGATCGAGATCAGGATCGGCCGGTGGTAGAGGAAGTGGACGGTGAGGAAGACGATCGTCGCGAAGATCGGCTCAACGGTCCACGGGTAGGTGCGGGTGACGTGCCAGATCGTCTCGCTGAGCGTCGGCCACGGCGCAACGCCGAAGAAGCCGAGCAGCTCGTAGACGAGGAAGTCGACGAGCAGCCACTTACCGCCCCAGATCGAGTAGCCCCACACCCACTTGCTCATGGCCGCCGGTCGCCCATCCAGACGAGGGCCACGATGGCGAGCAGGAAGATCGCTGCGGCGGTTGTCACGCGCCCAGGTATCGGGACTATTCTTCGTCGCGATGAACGACGACGACGCACTGCCGAACAACGACGACGCACTGTCCTACGCTCGCTACCTCGTGGAGACCTTCGCCGAGTTTCGCGAGATCACTGAGCGAGCGTGCTCACAGATGACGCGTTTGGGCATGGAGCTGCAAGTGGCGGAGATGGAAGCTGCAGACCTAGGCGAGTTCGACAACCGCGTCCGCGACTGGCTGTTCCGGAACGACTAGCGCCACTTCGACCCGCCCGACCCGCCCATCCCCTGCCACCGCGACACGCCACCCGGCGGCGGCGGACCCGTCGGCAGCCGCACGTTCATGCCAGCCGCCACCGCACGGCAGAACGCCATCATCACCGCGTCCGCCCTGTCCGGTGAACGGCCGAGACGCTTCTTCGTCTCCTCTTTTGGCTCGACGACGAGGCGCCCTTGCGAGTCGATCTTGTACTCGGGCGCGCACAGGTCAGAGAGGAGATCCTCGTCGGTGTCGAGGTCGAGCTCGGGCAGCCAGTCGTTCGCGAACTCGAACCACAGCTCGGAGCGCGCGTTTGGGTAGCCGCCGACTCCGGTGTTCGCCTCAGCCGGCGACGCGGATGCGTTGTAGGCGACGACGCGGAACTCGGCGACCTCCTTGAGCCGGTCGATGATGCCGCCGCCGATGCCGATCTCGTCGACGACGATCGCCGGCTTGCCGTACTTGTCGCTGACAGCGTCCCGCGCGGCGATCAGGAGCGCGCCGACGGTCTCCATCGTGTCCTGCCCCTGCCGTACCTCGAGGATGCGGACGTGGTTGCCCTGGCGGAGCGCGATCACGGTCTCGTCGTCACCGAACCTGGCCGGGTCGCACGACACGACGCGCGGCCACGATGATTCGTCGTCGAGCTCGACCTCGCGCGCCTGCGCCGCCTCCACCTCGAACATCGGCACCACCGCGCGCTCGCCCTGCGACGGGAACTGGCCGATCACGCGCACCTCGTACACCGGATGCAGCTTCGTGCCTTTGCCGCCGCGCTCGTCGTTGTCGGCGACGCGGTACTTCGTCTTCATTCGCCGCACCCACTCCGCCGAAGGCAGAACGCGCGCGACCTGCTCCGACACCGGCTCACCCGTGAACGCCGGCGTGTCGAACGCCGACACGTGGATCGTGTTGTAGAGCGACCGCGCACCATGGAAGGCGGAGTGGAACTCGCCGCCGATCTGGGTCGGGTTGCCGATCAGCAGCGTCTTCGCGCCGATGCTCGTGAGGAAGCCTTCGGCGGCCTCGAAGATCGGCTGCCGGATGCCGGAGGCCTCGTCGCCGACGAAGAGCAGGTGCGGCGCGTGGTAGCCCTGGAAGTTCTCCGGCTGGTTCGTCGACAAGCCGACCGCGTACCACTCGGGCGCGAAGTCGAGGCGCGTGTCGGTCAGGTGGCCGTGGAAGAACCCGTCGGAGCGCTTGACGGCCTTCGCGACCTCGCGCCAGAGCAGGTCGCGGACCTGCCGCCACGTCGGCGCCGTCGTCACGCACAACGCCTCGGGCCCGAACGCGGTCAGGAACCAGAGGATCGCCGACGCTGCCACCGCCGTCTTCCCGACGCCGTGACCGGAGCGGACCGCGGTCGCGTCATGGTCGCGGACGCTCTCGAGGATCTCGCGCTGCTTGCTCCACGGCTCGAAGTGGAGGACGTTCCGGCAGAACCAGACCGGGTCGGCTCGTACCTGCTCGAGGAAGTCTTCGGCAGCGACCTCGTCGTCAAGAGTCTCGTTCACGCCGTTCCCGAGCAGCCGCGGCCAACTCGTGCAAACGATCAAGCGTGATGCCGACGTTGCCTGAGAGCTCCACCTTGTCCTTCAACAGGCCGTGCAGGCGCGCGAGCAGATCAGCCGCCCGCACCTTGTCGTGCTGACCGATCTTCGTCCGCGTCACCTTGTGCAACGACGGCCGGTGCTCATGCTCGTACTCGTACTCGTGGATCACCATCGAGACTTCCTTCAGCGACGAGGCCTGCTCCGGCGTCAGCTCCGCGGACGGCACGAGCCGCATCCCCTTGTCATCCCACTCGACGAGCCCGGCAAGGTCGGAGGACAGGATCGAGACGAGCTCGCGGACGAGCAGCCGGCGCATCTGCTCGGCGTCGTCAGCCAAGGCTAGGAAGCGCTCGTCGATCGCCGCGCGCACTGAAGGAATCTGAAGGAGCTGGTAGCCCTGCTGGGCAGCGCTCTTCTCGGCGTAGCCAGCCATGATCGCGGCCTTGGTCGCGTTGAATCCGCAGGCGAAGTAGGCCTCGACGAACGCGCGCTGCTTGTCGGTCAGCTTGGCAGCGGCCACGCCGCGTTCGCCTAGTCCTTCAGACCGTAGACGCGACAGCCCTTGTCGAGGTGCTCGCGCGCGAAGTCAAGGAACAGGGCTTCCAGCGGGGCCGGGTTGGGCATCACGCGCGGCAGCCAGAAGCGTCCGTGCTTCGTCTCACCGCAAGACTGGCATTGCATCGACCAACGCGAGCCCAACACCTCGGACACGATGTGCGAGCGATGAAAGCGGATCGCGATGCCCGTCTTGGCGCTTAGTCCAGCGATCTCACCGATCTGCCCGGCGAACCTCAGATCTGTCCTAGGACGACGCCACGCGCGCTTCCCGTCGACGAGCATCTGCGCTGCAACGACAAGGCTCACGCCGCACCCGCCGCGAGCTCGAGCCGGAAGTCTCTGCCAGCGCGCTCGAGCGCGAGGTGCCCCTTGCAGTGCGGACAGTCCAGCTCGACTACCGGGCGCCACGGGACCGAAAGCACTTTCGACTCAACCTCAAGTTGAGACTTGAACCGAGCCTCGTCCTCGACGAGCTGCTCGCGCACCTGGCCGACCCACTGAGGCGTACAGCCGACGAGCCGCGCGATCGCCGCGTTGCTCCGGCCGCCGTCGCGCATGATCTCGACCTCGATCAGCAGGCGCAGGTCGCCGCGGTTCAAGTGTCGGCGGTGCGCGTTCAGCGTGATCGCGAGCGCCCGCCGCTCACTCTCGGACAAGCCTTTGCGCCGGTCGACGGGCGGCTCGACGACGCGCGCGCGGGCGAGCACATCGGCGTCGAACGAGGCGAGGTACTCGCAATCACGTACACGCTCGCGGCCGTACAACTCGACAGCCTCGCCCCTGTCTGTACGCGCAGCCTCCACCGTCGTCTCCCACTCAGGTAGCTCGGCAGCTAACTCCGCGATGTGCGCCAGCTCCTTGCACGCACGCAAGCGGGCGTGGCCATCGATCACGCCTCGTTCGTCGACGACGATCGCGCAGACCACGCCCTGCTCGGCGACACTCTCGAGAAGCGCACGGTACTCGTCGTCAGAATGTGTCGGGAAGACCCCGTTCACGAACCCGAGCACCGTTCGTAGTTCGGCGATGAGCTCGGAGAGAAACGACGGCGCTACGCCAAGGTTCTGTGCCAACTCGATCGGCTTCCAGCCCTGCTCCATCGCGGTTCCCACATGCGAGGAGATCAGACGAGTCCTCGGGGGAAGAATCCCAGGGTCGACGTCCCGAATCAGCTCGGTCATCGACCTCGGCGTGTGCAAGCTCAGCGGCCCGGTTGCCGTTTCGGCCGAGGACCTTGCGGCCGATGTCCGGGACGGTGTGGTTGCTGAGCTTGAAGGTGGCATAGAGGCGGAAGCTGTTGGTGCGCTCGGGGTCGTATCGCCCTGCTAGCCGGTACACCTCGCAGACGAGATCGCCGAGCGCGTCCTCGTAGCTGAACGTGCCCGACTGGAACGACTGGCCTCGCCGCTTGAGCTCGGTGTCGAGGATCCGCCGGCAGAAGGCGGGAACGTCGCGGATGTCGTAGACCGACCGTGAGCTGTGGCTGGTGACGCCTGGCGCGAGTGGCCGCTCATCGGCGACCTGAGGGAGCGCTGACACTGGGAATGGTCCTCCGTGTGCTCGGGGAGTCGCGCTCCATCGCCTGGAGGAAGAGGTCGCATGCGACGTCGGCGAGACGGGCGCCCTCGAGCGGGCCGACCATGTCGGCGCCGCGGGTGAGCGTGTAGAGCCGTCTGGTGCCGGCGAACAGCGGGGTCTCGGTGAGCGTCCAGCCGCGGAAGACGGCGAGGCGGATCAGCAGCGATCCGAACTCGACGGTCT